AATTGCGTGAACGTCGCTGTAGGCATCGCTCGCGGTCCTCGTTGGACGAATTATAGGAAGACTTAAAGGGACTCCGGCGTAACATCGCCGACATCCAGAAACACGTCGGGCGACTCAGGGCTATTCATGGCGACGGCCTGCCGATCCGCGACACCTCTGACGAAATCCTGCGGGTTGCGCTTGTCGGCGCACGTGTCACGGCAGACGAGCAAACCCGTCCATTCCTTCGTGATATCTTCGGCCTTGCGCTTGAACCCGCACCGCATGCAGATGCAGTTGTGCGATCCGGCCCGGTAGAAATCGGCTTTGCCCATCAGAATTTCCGCATGCGAAGCGTGAACGTGCCACCTTCGCCATTGCCGAGACCGGACGTCGATATCAGAATATCACCTGTCGCCCCCGCACCAGCCTTGGTTGACGAGATGCCTTGCGGTTCATCATCGAACCATTGGTACTTGAACGGATTGCCATCGGGCAGACGGGCAAAAACAAGATCAGCCGTCGCATCGAATGACAGCGCCGCAGTAAACCCGCCAAGGTTTCCATAGACCTCAACGACGCTCGTTTTCGTTCCTGCGGGAGCATAGGTGGAGCGATCGATCAGGAGCGTATCGGTTTCTTCGCCCGACCCGTCGCCCAAGATGTTCACGACAACATCAAGGTGCTTCGACCCGTCATTAATGACGGTCGTTGTAATCGTGTTGGCCATTTACAAATCTCCAAATGAAAGAGGCGGCCAGAAGACCGCCTCACTGGTTCGATCTGCTATGACCTCAGCGCTGTTTGACGGCGAGGACGTAATCGACGCTCATCGTCTTGCTGACAGCCTCACCGTTCTGCACCCCAAAGCTCACCGTCAACTGCGCATCCGGCAGATACGTGGATGATGCAGCCAACGTCCCAAGCTGCACGTCATTGACGAAGTATGCGACGCTCGATTTGCCGTCGTAATACCAGGCCACCGTCATGAAGGTATCATCGGCCACGGTCGCAATCGCCGAGGCGCTGTTCGATCCCGTCGTCGCGTTCTTACGGACATAGAAGTCCAGGTTGGCGTCGCCGTCATCTTTCTGGAAATAGATGCCGTCCGTTGCATCGAGTGGTGACGTATCGGTGATCTGCAGACCGATCACGAAATCCGACTGCGTCGCGTCCGAGACCTTGAAACGGGCCTTGAACCAAGCCGACTTGCCAGCTTCCATCAAGAAGCTCGCGCCAATCTTCTGGAAGAAGTCAGCATCATTGTCCGCAGCGTCGTTGGTGATCAGAAGAACGCCACCATCAACATCGGCCAAGGCTTCCGACGCCGAACTTCCGCCAGCCTCGGTGGTCGTGATGGTCCAATCGCCGACGACATAGCGATCGAAGTCATCGAAGAAGGTGTGAAACTGCGTCGGATCCGGCATGCCGAGCATGCCCATCGGATTTTGCTTAACGACGTTGGTAACGCCGGAAGGAAAGCGTGAAGGGGCGGCCATGTGTAAGATCCTTTGATCTGAAAGCGTTCAGGTTTAAACGCCCGCGAGGGGCGCTGTCAGAATGAAAAACCCGGCCACATTGCTGCAGCCGGGTTCATTGATTTGGAAGCTAGGTTAAGCGCCAGACGACCCAAACACACGACGCCAGTCCGTCCAGCCAGCGCTGTAGCGCTCGGTGAACTTGGCACGGGCGTTTGACGTCGAGAAGTCGTTATCCTGCTCGAATTTGCCCGGCCGGCGCGTATAGTGCTTCAGACCTTCAGGGCAATCCGTCAGAACAAACCAAGCGTTCGGGTCCGACAGGAACGACCATGACACGAGGCCACCCTTGAACATGCCGCCAACGATGTTCTTGGCATTGTTCGCAGTGTCGTTCTGCAGTTCGGACTCGATGATGCGACGGGCATCAAAGTGGAGGCTCGTCGGAACAACCAGCTTCGTGGGACGGAGCTGGATGCGGAGGCCACGTGAGTTCGTCGCATTCATCACCAGAATGCAAGCATCCTCAAGGGAGGCTTCCGAAAGGTCGGCCGCGACGGCTAACTCGTTCGACTGCACGCCAGATGCCGTAGGATGGCTCGCGTCAATCATCGACACGCCATCACCGCCGTTGTATCCGGAGGTAAAGGCGCGATTGAAGATGTTGGCGTGCACCGTCTCTTTGGTCGTCTGAGCCGAGAACGCAAGAGCCGCAGAACGGCGCTTGGAGACTTTCTCATAGAGGTCGTCTTCAAGCGCTTCCTGCGTCACGATATAGCCACCACCATACGTGACGTTGGTATAGCGCTTGGTGTATCCCTGCGTTTCCGAATCGTACTCGATCGCCGAACCTTCAGGCTTTACCGGAATAAGCCCGAAGCCAGTAAGCTCGACGTCTTCTTCATACGACTTGTCCGAGCTGTCTTCGTCAAACAGTTCTTTCCAGACCTCGGGATACTTTGAATACTCGCGTCCAAACCATGCTTTGACGCCCGGCCAAAGAGATTTTGGATGCGAACCGGATGTAATTACACCACCCATATCGAAAGCCCTCCTATCAAATACCGAGCGTGCCGCTGCCGGCAGTCGTGTAGCTTGAGCCCTCAGTATGGGCGTTGATCATGACCTCAACCTTCGCATGCGTGAGTGTCGTGTCGTTGTCTTCACGATTCACAGCACGAAGGATAAGAAGCTGGTTCGATGCGTCGGCTGCTGGAGCGTCAGAAGTCGTATCGAGTTCTGCACCCGACAATCCGGTCGTTTCGGAACCGCTGTGCGTGTAGATCAGAACGGCATTTAGTCCCATCGAAGCTGCCGGGACCGCGCCATCTGCCTGGATCTCGAACACGACATCCGGGTCATCACAGACGTACGCGACGCGTTCCGTGCTGGCCGGGTTGTGCTTCAGGTCCAAGTTGCTCGGGAGTGGCGAGAAGCCGACGATGACGCCGGTAATCGCTTTGGTCATACCGTCAACGTCACCGGCTGCCGTCTTGTTGATCTCGGGCAGCGTGCCGACGTTGAAAGAGCCTCCGCCAGGGACGGTAATGCCTGTGGTATTCGATGTTCCGGTTTTGACAACGGGATCACCGATAAACAGGGCCGTATTGTAGCTTGAGGGAATGTAGTAGGGAGACACTGAGCCGTTATAAGGCGCACCGCTCTTGTGCCGAAGAGGCCGGAGCCCCATCGGCGTATCAACGTTTGCCATTTAAATTCTCCGATAATTATGGAAGTTACGAGGGACATCAGCCCCCGTGCTTGATGCTCGTCCCGCCTGACGGAACGTATGTGCCTTCGGCAGACTTTCCATCAGCGTCGCGTCGCTCTCCGCGCGTAATTGCCAACTCTTCCGCCTTGATCTTTGCGATCTCTCTCGCTTTGTCTTCCTCGTAAAATTCCTTGGGTTTTGCCATCAGGATCGTGTGCTCGACGCGGCCACCTTCTGTAGTGCGCGAATTTGCTACGCGCTGTGTCACGCTCCCAATGCCTGAGTTCCGGTCATCGTCGACCAGAGATTCACTGGAAACAGGGAAATATCCCTTCTGCTCCATTTCGATGACGCGCGTTCCTCTATCGACAACCCAGCGATGCTGAAGCCGGGGGTCGAGGAACTTCTGCGGGACCGATAGCTTCTGATGAAAGCCGGTCTCGCTCATGGCGCTGCGCTCTTTCCTCTTGGCGCGCATCTCTTCAATGCGCTTACCAACGGAATCGGTGGTCTTGTCTTGCTCAATAATGTCTGCTGCTTTGGGTGCTTTGCTCATGGCTCTATTCCTGGCTCCAATAATCTTTCGCGTATTCGTCGCGGGCTTTCTTCTGATCTGTTCCGTAAAGCCCCTGGTCGATGAATTTCTGTCCCGCCTTCACGGCCTCAGGAGGGAGTTCGTTCCAGCCTCTTGCCTTGCCTGTGCCGGCAGCCTGACGTCCGCTGCCGCCCTCGACCTGCGGAGCATGCGCTCGGGTCTGCGGTTCGATGCCGAATTTCTCGGGGAACTTCTGGCGCAAGAACTCATCGACCTTGCGGAAGTTCTGGTCCAAGGCCATGCCTGGAACGTCTTTCAGAAGCTGGCCGTGGTAGGCCGACGCCGCAGCGGTCAAAACCGGGTCCTTGTTAAACCACGTGCTGTTCCGGTCGATCCAGTCCGACACTTCCGGAGGTGCCTTTTGCTGCGGCTGCGGCGCCGGTTTTGTTTCGACTTCTGCCGGTGACTCGTAATCGGTCGAGAGATCGGCCAGGGCTTGGCGCTGCGCCTCTGATGCTCGATCGTAGGCGGCAGGATCGGCGGCCTCGACGGCGGCGCGTTTCTTTTCTTCGAACTGTCGGTAAATCTGATCGGCCTGCTTTTGCAGCGCCACCGTGTTCATCTTTTCAAGGCGCTTGAAGCGATCGGCGTATTTGGCCTCGATCGATCCCGGAAGCTCATTGAGCTTGCTTTCAAGATCCTGCACCTTGCGGCGTTCCCGGTCCAACTGAGAGCGCACGATCGGCAGGACTTCCTTGCCACGTGTTACGAATTCATCGGCGGGGCGCCATGCCTTGGGATCGCCGCGCCATTCAGCCTGCGGGACCCAGCCCATGCCGCGGGCTTCCGATTCCGTCTCATAGCTGACGGCCTTGGTTTGCGGTGCACCGTCATCCGCACCGGTGCCATTGTCGGTCTGTATCGCTTCGGGCGCAGGGCTTCCTTCGCCGCCCGGATCCGGTGCGACGACCAGTTGGTTTTCGACTGTCATTGCTTGCCTCTTGGCTCAATAAAAAAGCCCGCTCGCTGGCGGGCCGGTTTGACTCAATTTATAATCAACGCGGATCAGTCCTCCAGCACCGCTACGACATCGCGGTCATTCATGACGCGGTACTCTTTCCCGTCCTTGCCTTTTCGCGCGATACCCGCGTATTTGGCGTAGAGGGCTTTCTGCCCGACCTTCGGCGGCTCCGATCCTTCCGGCCAAATCTCATAACGGAACGCCAGCGGCGAAACCGCGATAATGACCCCGGACTGTGATGCGTGCTTTTCTTTATCAACCACATCGGTCGGCTTGTAGAGCTTCTGCCCATTACCGAGCGTGATGAAATCTTCCGCCTCATCCGGCAGGATCACGACCTTGAATTCTGTCGGGTGAATGCCTGATGCGTTTTCCATGGGGTCAACGGTTTTGACCTTGGCCGGACGGCCGCGCTTCTTCTTCCCCTCAATGGGTGCGATTGGGCTTGCCGGTCCGTTTGGCAGGCTCGATGGGAACGACGTTAGCTCCAGTGTCATTGTCCTGAATGTCCTCCAGCTTTAGCTCGATAAAGTCCTCGATGAACTCCAACTTCGCTCGTAACTCGACGCGCAACAATTCGACCTGATCTTTTGTGCTCTGCGTGTCATGGACCTGGCTCATCCAGATGCCGTAGGCCATGTCCTTGCGGCTCGCGAGATAATCAATCACCGCCCGCGTGATGGGGTTATCCTTCCATGCCGAGAAGTCTTCCTCGGTAATCTGGGGCTGGTTGTTCATTGCACTCTTTCAGGCGTCGGGGCTGCCGGGCCCGGGTTCATCAGCATTTGCAAGCCGTTCTGCAATTCTTTCGAGAAATCCAAGGCTTCGGTTACGCGCTGATCTTTAGCGGCAGCGTTTTCCATGATCGTCGCTTCAGCGCCGGTCCTGCGGGCTTCCTGCGTTGCCTTTTCGGTCTTGGCTTTCTTCTCGTCGGTGCTCGCCGCTGCTTCCTGCATTTTCAACTGATCTGCCGGGCTTGGACCTGAAGGCGGCGGAAGGATCGCATCGATATCCTCGGCGCCCATTGCTTCAAAGAACCGCCGCATGGCCTCGTGGCCGTTGACCTGCGGAGCCTGAGCCACTTGAAGGTAAATCTGCGCCCGCGCCATCTTCTGTGCGTCCGTCACAACATTCGGATCTGCCACGGGCGACACATCGAACGACTTGGCGTCGTAATCTTCTTTCGCCACCGCCTCAGGGCTGTCCATCACCGTGAAATATTGCCTATCGTCCAAGTGCTTGGCGTTGAGATCGAACAGAAGCCCATATTCTTTTTTCAGCGACCGATAGATGCGCTTGTAAATCGACGTGTAAACCTTCATGCCCTGCTCAACGAGCGCGAGAGTTGTCGTTGCTGGCGTGTTGGAATTCTGTGAGCCGGTCAGAATGTCCTTGATGTTGGCGATTTCTTTCCCGGACTCTATCATCGTTCCGAGCAACTGGAACAGAACCGGACTCGGGCCGGGGTGCTCCATATTGTAGATGGCTTCGCGGATCTTCGCGCCTTGCGCTTCAACGACGTGATATTGCCCCGGCGCAAAACGAAGCTGTGATTTCTTCAGTCTCAGACCCGAGCCGATGAAACCGCCGCCGGCGTTCTGCAGATGGCCGGCGTCCAACATTTGATTGAGGGTAGAATCGATGACTTCCGAAAGCGTTTCGAGAAGTTCGCCAAACCCTAAGTCATAAAACCCGCCTTCCGGATCGCGGAAGAAGGGATATTTGACATAGAGGTTGTAACGGGCAATGCGGGCGAGCTTGTTATCCCTGAGCGCGAGGGTTGCGGGATCGAAGTTCGCAACAATCCTCAGCACCTTACCAGTTTGTTTGTGGACCGTGACAATCCAAGGCTCGCGGTGGCCATCTTCGTTCAAATCGAGATAGCGGAACTGCTCGAGGAATTCATGCGGCGCGTCGGTGTCATCCCCTGTTCCAACGGAAGCTCCAACATCGACATCAAGGAACACACCATCGGCCTGACGTTCCTCGATCTCGTGGGGATAGAGGGTGTAGCAATGCGTTCCCCGAGGAACCGTATCGAGGGAGCGGGTTTTCTGATTGACGACAAAATCGATGCCGGAAATCATCTCGGATCGGTTTCGGCCGAGCGTCGGATCAAACCAGACCTTGCGGAACGCGCAGCCGACGATCGGAAGCTGATGCAGCAGGGCATCTGTGTCTTCTTCCCACTCCGGCATTTCGTTAATGAGCTGCCAGCTCATGTGTTTTGAAATGCGTTCGGCCTTAGCCCGTTTGGCACCCGGCGGAACCTGCCATTGCGGCTGACCGGTCTGCGGGTCTACTGCGGGACCGTTCGGACCTTGCACCGGTATTCCACTGTCATCCCCGATCACCTGGCCCTTGACGATCTTCTGACCGTCGACGATGGCCGGATATGCCCTGCTGGCAAATTGAAGCGCTGCTGTCGCCAATAATGGATACTTGACGTTGGAAGCGCCCTGAAACGGATAGGTCTTTTCGACGGTCTTCATCTTAGCGCGGTCAAGCGCCTTTTTGGCTTTTTCTTCCCACTCCGACCGGGAACTTAAATCGATGTTGAATTCCGAAACGACCTTGGCGCCGATGTTCGAGATAATATCATCGTCCAGGTCTTCGGCCACGTTGATGGAGTCGGCCCAGTCCAGAAGTTGACGCAGGGCGACCTCGGCACTCACCCGCTTTTCAGGCTTTGCCGATTTAGGTCTGCGCTTTGATGCCATTTAGTATCCTGTCACGCCGCTGCGTGTGTGACGTGAGTTGATGTCGTTGTCTTCGTCGTCATTGGCGGTATTGTCTCGAAACATTCCCATATCAACCGCGAACGTCAGCGCTGCTGCGTCTCCGAGATCAGGAGAAAACCCTAGCCGATCCCGAATGTGGTCTTTGTCCTCAAGGATCAAACGACCTGCGCTATCGAAACGTGTCGCGCCCTTGCCGCGTGTCGGAGCGCAGACGTCGCCTTGAAACTGATCGCTGTCCGGAACCAAAACCCCGGCCGGATCATCGAACCACATGCGCATCAGGTCCCACATTTCAGCGCGGCGGTTGACGTATCCATCCGGATTGAAAGCGCGAGACGAGAAGTTGACGCCCATTATGAGGTCGCCAAGCTGCTCTCGAAGCCGGTCGTAAAGCCCAGCCCCTAAGCCCGTCGTGTCGATGATGACCTTGCGCAGGTCCTTCTTCCCGAACCAGCGCACACAGCGAACGACTTCACCGGCCGTGGCCATCAGGTCGTTATGATCGAGGATCGCGCAGACATTCTTGCCAAGGACTCGCCCTTGCCGGTCGATGATCGCCGTCTTGTCGCCACCGCCTCGAGCCGGGTCCACTCCTAGAACAATCGGCCCGTATGGCTGGACCGTCGTTGTCTTGCGGGCTTTCAGAACGACCGTCGGCGCGATAAAGGACGTAGCGCCTGATGTCTGGAAGGCTTCTTCGGCGGTCGCCGGATATTCCTGCATGAATTTCCAGTTTATCTCGTCAAAGCTGCCGCCAGCGCTGACCGCCAAGTCTCGGTTCTTAACGAAAGCCCAGTACGTTTGCTCTCTCGTAAGTCCATGATTGACCGCGTAATCCTCGAACGTCGCAGGCGGATGCCAATCCTCAGGCACTTCCCGAATGTATTCTTCATGCCAGAACCACGGAATGAAGATCGCCTCAAAACCGCTGTCGCCGCGCTCCGCAGATTTCCATAGAGAATGGAATGTGTTCCCGATTCCATTCGCAGTACTTTCCAGGACGCATTCAGTACCCGGCGCGTCGGCAAGGGCCTGCATAGCACCCGCGAAATGGTCAGCAGCCGCAGGCCAGAAGGCCACCTCGCTTCCGTGGAAAAGCTGCAGGGTATCCGAGCGGCCCGTTGCGGCGCTCCCGGCTGTCGAAACCTTATATCCACTATCCAGTCGCGGGAAGCTCAGTTCCTTCGCATTCGCTGCGCCGGTCTCAGGCTTTAACAATGGCGGACAGTTATCGTGAAACCTCTTCGCCATGTTGAAAAGATTCGTCGAGGCATCATCAAGGTGCGCCAAGATGAACGTCTTCAGACCACGGCCATGCGTGGTGCGCCAGTAATACCGCCCGCCGATGTAGGTGGATATCCCAACCTGGCGTCCCTTGAGGACGAGAGCCCTAACCCGCCCCTTGGTCTGCCGCTGCTGCTCAAGCCTGTCGTGCAGATAACGCTGCGACCGATTTAAAAGCAGTGGGGTTGTTTGTCCGGTCTTCGTTCTGATCTTTAGGCAAGATCGTGAGTATGACTCAAAATCATCTCGCAAGGTCCGACGCAGTTTAAGTTCGCGCTCAGTGAACGCGGGTGACGTCTGCATTGGCCTCTTGTTCCAGAGCCTCAAGAGCCTGCTCATGGTTCATAACGGTGACGTCGATTTCCTGCTTGTCGCGCCACTGATCTTTGCGTCGGTTCTTCAGCCAGAACATACAAGCTTGCGTATCTGGCTCGATCGCGATGTTCATCTTGACGATCTTGCGATCGTCAGCGCGACCAACGACTTTTTCAACTTCGACCACGTATCCAGTGGCTTTTTTGAACAGAGAATTGGCGACCTGAACGTCCGCTTCGATCTTTCCTGCGCGAACGGCCCCAAGAAATTCCGGATATCTGATCTTCCAATTATCTATTGTTGTAGTTGATACATTGAAAAACTCGGCAATATCTTGATCCGTAGCTCCTAGGCGGCAAAGCTTCACAACTTGCTCGCAATAGTCGGGCTTGAATTCAGACGGACGCCCTACTTTCTGGTTGCTGCTTGCTGATTTCTTTGCCTTACCCGCTGGCTTGGCCTTTCTTGCCCGTGCCATCGTTTTTCCTCTCTTGGCTCTCTAGTGTGTGGCTAGGTAGTTCTGTGGCTGTGGTGATTGGACTTGAATCGGGATGCCGTACTTATTCGCAATTCCCTTTAGCTCTTGGTCGAAGTCTTGATCTTGGGGTGAGAGCGCACTTCCCATAAGGGAGGGCTTACCTGTGTCGCTATAAAGCGTTGGCAGCAGGTTGATGAATTCGTCGGGCGTCATTTCTCCCGGAGCGATGTTGAAGTCGGGCGCGTCGTGAAACATTGACGTCCGTGCATGATCTGCGACACGGACCTTATATTGGTTTCCGGCAGGTGTTCGAAGCGTGCCATAGTTGGAAGAAAGAGGAGCACTACCGTAGGGCATGAGATCAAGTTCGCGACCCGATGCACGGGCCGCGGCGTTCAGGGCTTCGCCTAGAGCCGATACCGGATGATTGTTGGACAGGAAATTTGTGGTTAAAAGCTCTTGCTGCGTAGGACTGATGGTGCCCCAAGCGGGAGCGCCCCATGCGTCAAACTTTCCGGGTATTTCCGCAAGACTGAAATCGTCGAAATATCTTGATCCATTGCGGTCTATGTCGTTTCGGAACGCTTGCAACGCCTCGCTGCGAATGCTATCAAGGTTGGCCTCCGTCGCGCCGTTCTCTGCTAGAACCTTTGAGCGTGGGGCGGAGGCTGCATCGGAAAAGTGCAGGGGTGTCGCGGTTGCTTCGGCCTCCGTTGACAAGGCTCCGTCTTTGGATGGGGAGCCATAAGATAGCCCCAGGCTCCGGTCTGGGGCTTTTGCTTTTTCTGCTCCCGCCAAAGCCGAACCCATCAACGTGGGCTTACCGGTGTCGGAGTAAATTGCATCGTTCAGCGATCTTGGATTGAGTGCTATAGCCTCGTAGGCGTCGTCGAGTAACCGACCGTCCTGAGAAACGATCGAATCATAGCCCCGGCTCGTCAGAGCGTCCCGGAAGGCTTTTGCGTTCTGTTCTAGGCTTTCCTTTGTGCCATCGAAACCCGGTAGGAAATCCTGCGCCTCCCTGAGAGCCGTCGCATAAGCAGGAGAGTCAGCAGGCGGCATCGTGAACGGTTTCTGAAACGGGGCATCCATTCTCAGGAGAGGACCGCCGCGCTCCGCCTGGAAATCAAGCGCAGTCGGCTGATGGCGCGTAACATGAACACCGAGATAGTCGGTTGGGTCGTTGAACTGTTGAAAATCTGGCCACGCAGCGTGATACCAATCCGTATCAATGGATTTGCGGAACTGCCGATCTGCTTTTGATGCTAGTGCCGCGTCTTGGAGGGCACGCACTGCATCTGGCGCTGCTGCCGCCTTCGCCGCCGTGCCCTCAAACATCCTTCCCGGGTTCAGCGCGTTGCCGCCGTACATCGAGAACAGAAGCGTCCGCATGTCGTCAGCGTTGCCGGGTGCATCCGGTCCTTGGGTGAACGTGCCTGGATTAGATGGCGTGCCGAACAGCCTCATCAACGCATTGACGGGCTCATGCACGGCGGGGGGAACTTGCCACCCTTCGCTGCCATAGGGCGACAGAGCCGAAAGCACATTGAGTTCAGCATTGCGGCCGCCTTCCTGAACGTCGGAAACTTTCATCTTGAGCCAATCGGGCCAGGACTGATCCTGAGGATTGGACCACGTTCCGTAGTTTCCGGCGCTGTCGTCGCGATAATCGGCCATGCTCATGCGATAGGTCGGTTCACTAGTCTCATGGCCAGCATTGGTCTTCAGATACCCGTATGGGTGCGTAGCAACCTGATCCAGGAAATTCTTCGGAACCGGAGCGGATCTCGGAATGCCAAGACTTGCGGTCTGCCCTGCGAGCCATGCTCCGAAATCGTCAGCCATGGTAGTGCCTCCAAAATTCCAAACGGCCCAGGTTTCCCCAGGCCGTTGTCTTGTTCAGGACGGCGTGAATCTCTAGCTACTCGGCTCAGCCGGCAAGATGAGCCACGGGACGGCGTTTCCGCCGAACGGGTCTTTGCGGGCCTTTTCGAGACTGCTGCTGTCCATGGTGCCATCCTTTCCACATTGGAAAATGTGATACGCGAGACAAGCGTATAGGCCGGATGGCTGGCCTAATTCGACTGTTGCATAGAGCAACTATCCGTGATTTCCGGTAAGTGGTGGCAACCGTGGTTTTATGGCGACCTCTGGCTGCCACGCTGTTGGATGGCAGCCATATGTCGAAACAGATGCTCGACAAAAGCCGCCTCGGTAGGTGCGGGCAATATTGCGCGCCCTTCCCACCAATCGGTGTAAATCTTCACACCAGCCTCAATCATTTCAGGCGTCACCTCTATCTGAGGGACCCCCTTTTCATTGCCGCCCTGTCGCGAAGAATCATTACACATCGAAATCTGTTCCGTGACCTTACCAAAGTCCTCACAATAAACACCGCGTAGCCTAAAACGCCGATGACTCCGAGCGCGATTATAACAGCGTACAAAGCCCCCGACTTATCGCCAATCGCCCCTCGTACACCATCTCAGTTGTAATTATCGCCGCCCTGTCGTGCTCACTAAGTGGCGAACGTAAGATAGTCAACTTGCAGATGAGGTTGTTTGTGGCGACCGGAATTCCTAGCGCCTCGATAATGGCCCAAATGGAGATTCGATAAAAATCCTTATCGTGCTCCGAGAGCGCGTCCCAGCCTTCATCTCCTTTTTCAGTTGGCTCCAAAGTCTCCATTTTCTCAAATAGAACTCTAGCAAGCTCATCGACTTCAATCGTTCCCATCAAGCACGTGCCCTAAGTCAAGTGGGTTGTGGACGGGCGACTGTCCTAGTTAGGACAGCACCTCAGATTGAGATCCAATTACCTTCCAAATCACCTTAGACCGTTATTGCCCTGTTTGATTCGCATGTCGGAATATAGTGGCATTTGGTCTTAAGATATTGATTTGAAATAGAAAACGCCCGAAAGCGAATTGCTCCGGGCGTGGCCTGATGTACGCGCAATATGCAGGTGATTCGGCGCGATGTCAAGCCCTTTATTGTTTCTAATCGCCCATGCCTTTTCCGTTACCGAGTTAGGCTTAGACAATTTCACATCATTTTTGCCCGAAGCTCTACTTGGAAAAATTCCCTGGCCTCGCGGGTATTTCGTCGGCGGAAACCCAAACCCGGAACCTCCGTCTCAAAGTCAGGCCCTCGGACGTGCTCGTTCAGACGCGCGTCGCTGTTTCTCCATCGCTTGATAAATCGCCGTAAGCAGTTCTTCTCGACTATGCCAACCTTCCCATGCGTCGATCAATTCAGTGCCGCTGATTTCTGCAAGCCCGGCGCTTATCATCTCTGGCGTTACAACTACCTCATCCATGGCGCACCTCGTGGCACGCCGCCAAATCAGCTAGACTGAGACCATGACGAAAACCAAAGTCGAAAAGCCCGACACGCGAACGCAGCGCCAGAAGTTCATCGACAAGGCGCGCGAACTCGAAACAGACGAGAGCCCAGAGGCTTTCGACCGCGCCCTCAAAGCGCTGGCCAAAGCGCCCATCGGGAAGGCGAAGAAATCCGAAAAATCGAAAGGCTGATCGCTGAATTACAGCGCACGCCCTAGTTGAAAACGACGCTGGGTTTGTCATCCAGGCAATCCTCTTTTTTATGCCGCGTTACGCCGTCTTGACCAAACCTCTTTCCCCTCGTCCTCGCCGTCCAGTGCGATCTCGCGAACTTCGACATCATCGACGGCTTTCGAGAAGCGGTCTGATTTGGCATATGCCATCGCCTTCTCAAGAGATGAGAAGATGACAGGTCGCCCGTAGCCCTCATAGTCGTATGACGTTACGACAGCGTAGACCGTCACCGCTTTATCCTCCGCTTCCATTCCCGCTCAACAAACGCCGCCGCCTCATCCATTGAGGCTTGATCTACATCGATCACGTTGCCCAATGGGCCGTAGTCGTCAAACGCACGATGCCAGCAATACTCGTTCCGGTGCTCGTTGAACGCCCACCATGCGGTCGTCCAAACTCTTGCCCCAGCCTTTGTCCGATACAGCACGCGGGCAACAGGCACGCCATTCTCTAGACATTGCTCTCCTCCTGTTGACCTTGACCGTCTCCGGCGATTGCTAACAGCGCAACAATCGCTTTTTTCAAATCCTCTTCTCTGATTTCCAGCTTTTCAATTCGAGTCTTTTCGTAGCGGTGATTCAGAAAGGCTACGCCGTTTTCGACTTTCATGCCGTATGTGTGACGCCATTTTGCCCATTGAAATTGTTTCACGTCCCGGGATGGTGGTGCAACGCCGTAGATCGGGGCGCGTTCCCAAAGGGCATTGCAATGCCACCTCAAACGCCCGTCTGGCGAATTATCGAACATCTTATCAAATGTAGGGATGATTGTATGCTCGGTCTGCTCCAAGCACCGGGTCGCAGCCTCGATGAGTGGGATTTTCGTGGCACCGCCGTTGGAGTTTTTCACCCCGCCAAGCGTCGCCGTTTCCACCCGCATTATGAAGATGCGAGATGACTGTATTCGCTCGGGATTTCGGTATATCCTGACGCCTCCCCATAAGGGCATCTCAAGCTGCACCGTTGCGGACTCGTGCGATGCCAAGACGAAGGTCAGGTTTTCAAAAAGTAGCTGTACCGATTTCGCATCTGTCACAGATTGCAATATTTCGGTGAATTCTTGCGGGATGCGTTGTTCGAGGACGAAGAATATCTCTGTCGCATCAGCCAGATTCTCGGTTTTCGATCTCTCTGCTAAAATAAGTGGTGGCGGGAGCATTCCCAACTTGCGAACAGTGCCATCGGACTGAAGCCCCAACTCGATTTTACCCTTTACGCGATGCAGCCATAAGGAATGGCCGGTAGCATTAAAACAACGACCCCAAATTTCTATAATCTGTTCTGTGACCAGCCTATTCGCGTCAACGCCCATTTCTCCAACATACAGCCTTGTCGCAAGATTGGTTGGAGGGACGTGTGCAACGCCGCTGGAGCTGGCTTTTTCGCCTTTTGTGTGTCCCGCCTCCGGAGTCGCCATCCATTGTTTTCGCGCCCAGCCCGCGAGCCATGCGCAGGCGGCTAATATGACGACAAGGAGAAATGACAGAGCAATATAAACAAGCAGCCATCCCACACTGGATAGGTTCGGGGCATAGGTTTGCATTGCGGCCCACCTCGTCATGAGGCCAGCCGCCACAAGAACGAAAAACTGCCAAGCGAGATACGCCTGCCACGGAAGTGCGAGAGCCTTCCCCACCCATCCCCATCGACCGAAGATTCGTCGCGCCGACTGCTTTTGGGCCGTTCGTCTCGGACGACCGTAAAATATCTCGGCATCTAAACCCCCGCTATTCGCGTCAATGCATCAGTCGTATTCATCGAGACAATGTCATGTCAGCCTTCTATTCCGAGTAGAACATCAGCAATTTCGAGAGAAAGCCATTTCTCCGCAAAGCACAGATCGCTGGCGGACATTTGCGACCACTCAATGCTCCAAAGTCCATCGGTGTCCTGAACTAGCAATACGACTGCTTGGGTGTTTTCAATATCACCCAGAGCCCTATGAAGTACCACGTCCGGCGTCAGCCGCGACGTCGGCAAATGTTCTATGATGCCGCTCATCGTGCCATCTCCAGTCTCCGAACCCCTTCCCGCTCTTCGTCGTTGATCCAAATAACCCTTGGGCACCTCGGATCCTTGTAAAGCCGCATCAATTCCGCTCCAAAGGCGAGGAAGGCTGTCTTCGTGCTCCATCTCAGCGCGCTTTGATCCTTGAGCGCTGGCCAAAGGACTTTCCCGAATTCGACGAGATCGAAGGACTTCCCATCTGCGTGAACGTCGGAGCGGTAGACCAGCTTCCGGAGCACCTGGTTGAAGACTGCGTTGCCGGCGAGCTGCTGCTCCAGCCAGACGTGTCTGTGGTGACCTTCACGGACATACTGCGGAACTAACCCCAGACCTCCGAGCCGCGCGGATGGACTTCCCCCTCCAGATCGGTTGATATCCGAGACACCTATGCGGAGGTGATATTCGCTATCCTGCATAAACCGCGCAAAAGCGAGGTGCATTTCATCTGGGAATGACTCAGCGTGCGCTTCGGTGATCGGGCGAACACGGTAGCCTTTGTGAGAGCCTCCCTTTCCATATTTGACGTGGCGCGTTTCTATGTTGCCGCTGTTCTTCTCTAGCCACTCCGCAGTTGGCTCGTTCTCGTAAGCAGGAGCGCGCTGTGGAGCTTTGTAGAGGTGAGGCGCTCCTTGGATAGCCAGACGCGCTCTTGCCGCTCTGACGCGATCCTCAGGGCTTCTAGGTGGCACGGTCATATTCTCGCCCAATCGTCCCTGCCGTTTCAGGGATAGGCGTTGCTTCAGCATGGCCGCAGACGAGATGATTTTCAATTCACCCGGCTCCCGTTTGCCTGTTTCAAAAGATGATCGGCGTAGTTTTCCGAAGGTAGGGGTTTTGGTCTCGCGATATTGGGCATCTTGATATCCGGAAGGGGCGGCGGCTCTCCCGCTGAATCCGGATCGTGCCAAACTCCAATCCGATACAGAGTATCTTCAATCACATTCTGCGCCGCGTCGTTCAGGTGCTGAAGATTGGCAACAGCTTTTGCGAGTTTATCTGATCGTGCAAGTTCTCCATTCAGTTCAGCATTGAGCTTTTCCCGGATGAAGATCAGGTCTTGCAGACCTTGGTTGAAGCGGTCGATTTCAGAACTCATTTTCCCCCCTTGAAATGTAAACCGAGCACACCCTGACGCACTGGAACTGCCTTGCTAGATTTCCATGCACGAAGCTTCGCGCTCGCATCCTTGCGATTGTAAAATGCAATCGGCTCAAGCGTGACCTTCCCGCGTCCGTCCTGCTTGACCTTGAAGCCTTTGATGCGAGTTCCGAATTTCATTCAGCGGCCTCTTTGCGATTGATGATGTTGGCGTGGAGCCGAGACATGACCCGGCCGACAGATGCGGCGAGCGGTTCAAAGTCCGAACCAGTGGCGACGGCTTTCGTGATGGATTGAATTCTCTCGAACAGCAGTTTCATCGTCGGGATTGCGGCATCATAGGCGCGCTTCGCCCGGTCCGGATCGAGACTCACCTCACCGTCACTTGAAACAGTGATGAAGTAGGCGATCTCAACCGGTGCGAACGTGAAGTACGACGGCGCCCCGACTACTTTCTTGGCTCTTGGTTCCGTTACGTTGCAATCGTTGCAGATGAACGTGTCGGGGAACCGGATGAGACTATCCTGAACGACGCGGCTGAATTGGAAATCACCCGGCGACAGTTTGCGAACGTCTATGTCGAAGCGTTCGCAATAGTGATCGTGATGCAGGTGAACTGAACAGAGAAGATTCCCATTCTTGTCGAGACGTGCCATCTCGGGCTTGGTGCGATAACAGCATGGACACCTCCACTCCGCTGGGACGTCAAAAAAACCACCAACATTGCCAGCGTCGCTTGCGCCTAGCGTCCGCATCAGATCAAGCAGCAATAATCCATTCGTGCGTCCGTCGTAGTTGTTCATTCCGCACCTGCCCCGGCACGGAAGCCGCTTGCGATAGTTGCCTTGATTTCGGGAAGCGTCAGTCCAGATGCGAGTGCCGCCTGCGTCAAACGCTGGTCCGCTAATGTGCTCGAGAGTTTGCCTTGCCGAATGAGCGCGCCGACTGTGTATGCGGCCCAATTGAGGAGGCTGTTCCTCGTTCCGGCGCCGGCCGTCGCCAGCTTTCGTGCCATGCCCTCGAGGCTGCGATGTGCCATTTCGGAAGTCTGCATCGGCTCGAACCGCGGAAGGGCGCGAGCTTTCGGCATGAGCTTTTCAACGCACCAACGCGGCAGCGGTTGGATCGGTGTCGTTTCGGGCGACACGAGCCACTGATAGGTTCCGCCTGGTCCGGCCTCAGTCGGTGCAATCCAGCTCGGCGCCGCCACGACATAGCCACCCGTGGATTTCACATCAATGCCGGGGCCGAGCCGGTCCTTGCTCGATTTCAATCCTTCCGGAAGGCGGAAGTACATATGCCGACCGTTGTTGCCCGTCTTCGCGGTCGGACATGCCGGAAACAGATTACCGGCGCCGGCGAGCTTTGAAATACTAGCAAAGCCGTCATTCCTTGGATCAACATCGATGACGACAATCCCGGACGGTTCGCCCGTGGCAATTGCGATGTTGCACTTGGGATAAGCTCGAGCCCAAGCGTCGATCTGGGTCGGATCGTCGGTTGCGTCCTTGAAGCCCTTCCCGCCTTTGATCGCAGGAAGTTTCGACCCGTGACCGAGCGGAAAAACCTTGAATCCAAGACTCACGTAGAGGTCGGCTGCTTCGATAAACATTCCTACCTCCATGACTTGTTGCGCACGGCGTTGGCGCCGATATCGCACCACAATTCTATGGTGTCGGTCGGACCCTGCCGCTGTTTTGCGATTTGAAGTTCGAGCGTGTAGCGGAGCGCGCTGAGAACGAGGTCACGTTCCTCGCGTTCGCTTTCCGATTCAGGATTTAGCCGCTCGAGGCGATAGGCTGGGCGGTAACAGAACAGAACCAAATCAGCATCCTGCTCGAGCGAGCCAGATCCGCGGAGATCGGAGAGCAACGCACGCTGGTTGTCGCGATCCTCGTTCTGGCGATTGAGCTGGTGCAATCCGATGACGGCAACATCGAGCTTTTTCGCGAGGTCGCACATGGCGCTGCTGATTTCATCGAGTTCCTTGACCGGCTGTCCCGCATACCGGCCGGAGGGCGAGACTTTCAGAAGGTGATCGATAAAAACGCAGTCGAGGCGTTTGCCTGCCCGCTTGAATGCTTCGACGGCGCGTTTCGTGCGATCGAAGATATCCGCAGCCGTTAGACCAGGCGTTGTGTCGATCTGGATCGGCAGACCCTTGAATGTCGCCGCGGCGTTCTCGAGGCGCCGAATATGCGCTTCGGCTTTTCCAGGTCGGAGATCCTTGTAGTGGATCACAGGCTCGGTATAGGCGAGATCCGTCAAGGCGCGCGCGGCAAGCTGGAACGCCGACATCTCGAGCGAGAAAAACATAACGCCGTGCCCCGCTTGAGCGGTTTTAAGAAGCGACGACAGCGCGAAACATGACTTGCCCATCGACGGGCGACCGGCAACGATGGCGAATTGTCCGCGGTGCCATCCGGCTGTTGAAGCATCCAGGTCCGCGAGCCCGGTGGTGATCTCGATGGCCGCCACATCAGATTTCAGATATTCGAGAAACTTTTCCGAGACGGAACTAATCGTCTCCGGCGCAATCGCGTCATTTTCGACTTTGACGAAGGTTTCTAGATGCTTGCCGACCTCTTCGACGAGCGCGCGCGGTTTGATTTTCTCGTCCGTCGCCTGCTGAGCTATGGCCGCAAGATAATCGCTCATGCCGCGGCGAAGGGCGATCTCTTTCAGACGGCGAGCGATCTCCTCGACCTTGGGCTCATTGCCGACAACGGTCAGCTTGCCGACGACATCGAGTCCGGTCGATCCGTCCAGCGCCACGATACCCCGGAGCCGCGGCAGAAGCGTCACGGCACTAACCGGCTTACCGTCCTTCGCCATCGCTTGCGCCGCCTCGAGCACGGCGCTGAGAGACGGATCGGTCAGATCGTCCGGCTCGAGATTGCCGATGCGCTCGATTGCGCGGCCGTCCTTCAGAACCAGCGCGATGAGCGCCCGCTCGAGTTCGGCGTCTGCAAACGGCGTTCCTGCGAGGTCCAGCATCAGTGCGGCCCCCGCTTGCTGGCTAGCGCATGTTGTGCAGCCGCCCGCTGCTCAGGGGATAGACCCGCCAGCAAATCTCTTTTGGGTCCGCGGCCGCCCGATGCGCTGGCGACGCCATACCGCTTCCGGTAGTCCAGGTCGTACTGGCAATGGCGCCGGAGCGCGGTCACGCATTGCAGATGCGTCGGATTGTTTAGCTTGGCGATATCCGCAGCAGCCTTGTTGCAGACCGCGGCGAGATCGATGCCCTCGAATTCCTCTCGCAGCGAGGCTGCGAAGCCGTTCAAGGCAGTGAGCTTGCCATTTTCGAACAGGAGCCCTTGCGAACCATCGGGCGGGTCGGCAGGAAGCCAATCGGATCGAATAGACTTCCGACTTCCCTTTCCGACACGCGCGGTTTCGGCGCGCGAAGGATTAATATTTATATCTTCTCCGCCCTGTAAGGGCGGAGAGATATTGTTCCCTTGTTCCCTTGTTCCCTTGTTATCCTTATATTGTTGTTGCTCGTTTGTTGCTTGTTTGCTGTTTATTTGTTGTTTTGTTTGTTGTTCATTTGCTGTCGATTGCTGATATTGATCGTAATTACAAAGACTTAGGATGGTTGCAACGCGCCCACGGTGTTTGTTGCTTTCAGAAGCACCCGGAACGAACCTCGAAATCATCATATCTGCCTCGAGTTTATCGAGCCAAATACGCACCGCCATTGGCGTCCAATTCCAACGGGCGGCAAGCCATGAAACGGCACCAACAAGCTGGCCGCGCTTGACTTCCATCTTGCGGCCGCCGTTCTGGACAAAGCCGTCCTCGTATCGGCATTCCATGATCAAATCGATGAAAGCCAGCATGGGCTGCACGGCGCCGCGCAACGGATCGGCCGGTTTCGCAAAGAGGTGAATGCCGACAAGCGGATGCGTCCGAATAGATCGAGCAATCGCAACCCAACCGTTGTCGGATGAGAACGTCGGAGGTCCGTTGTGTCCGATGGAGGTCATTTGCACCTCCACAATCCACAGGTTATCCAGTGGCGGCCATTGCGCCGGGATGCCATTTCGTGTAGAAGCATCGTTACGAACTTTCTATCGATCGACCGTGGCAAGGTCCTTCATCACAACGCTCTTGACCTGGCAGTCTTCGAGCAACAAATTCGAAAGCCTCTGAGCCCTGGCAGGCTTGGGGGCTTTCCTGCTTTTAGTCCTCCGGTTCACGCGCCTGCTTGCGGCCCTCGTGGATGAGATCCACGGCAAAATCTTCGCAAACGTGAAGTACACGAGCGATTTCGAAGCTGTTCCAGCCCGAACCGAAAAAGAAATAGGCACGGTGTGCCAGAGCCCTGCGGCTGGCGCGCTCAATGGCATCAGGAAGGGCGTCCATATTGCCTCCTGACGATGAGTTTGCGGCGTTCAAGACCCTCGCAAAGACGTTCCATTGTAGTCTTCCCGCCCGTGAAACCATAAAAATGATGGAGCGCGATCTGAGCCCGAGCCTCAGCCTGAATTCGCTGAAAATCCCTGCATTCAAACCGTGAAACAGCCTTCGTGATGAGGGTCATTTGCGCTTGCTCCTGACCATGAATTTCGCAAGCTCGTACATCGACCAGGCAAGAGCCAAGCCGCAGAAGACCAGGGCGGGGTAGATGAAGTAGAGGGTCATTGCGCTGCCCTCCTGCGAAGATCGGCCCAAACCTGAAACATCGAATAGGTCGATAAAACGATCATCAAACACGCGATCAGCGGCGTGTCGTAATAGGCGTTTCCGAGCGCTAAGAACGCGAACCAGAGCATCCAAAAGGTGTGAGATCGGGGAGATCGGGGAGTCATGCCGCCCTCCGATGTGAAGATTTGCGCGGTGCCCGCATTTCAAAGACGACAAAGCGCCTGCCGCGCTCGTCCTTGCCGTCTCTCGGGAGGGACTCCGTCATGCGCCGGCAACCGGCTGCGGCGAGCAATTTGCTGAACTTGATCTTCGAACACTCCGGTAGTTCCGGATGCCTCGAACGCAGATCGTTGTAGGCGGACAAAAGCTCATCAAGACGCGTGATGGTTTCGCCGGCCGCATCCAGCCAATCGGAAATAAAGAACCGAATGGCATTAATACCAGCAGCCGTTTTTTCGGCTCGTTTCTGTTCCGGATTGCTGCCAGTTCGCGTTTTCTTATTGGATTTCAATGACGCATTGACTGGCATTAATCCCAGTTCCGGCCGTGGGGATACCGTCGTTGTCGGACGACCGACAGGAACGTCTGGGATTAATGCCAGATCGAATTGGAGTGGCGGCGGATCGGTCCGCACAAATCCGGTATTGGGCGAATACCCTACAAATGACATCGCCGTTGAAAGGAGGTAGGAGCCATCAAGCATCGGCCGTCTCCTTCACGGGGGCTGTTTCACGGGCCAGAACTGGCTTCTGACGGGTTTTTGGAGGTAGACCACCGGAGCACCGCTCTTTGTGCGCATGGCAGTAGGCGGAGCCCGGAACGCGCTCTAAGGCGCAGAAACCAAATCCCGGAGTTTTGGGGTCTCCAACTGGATAACGGCAATCATTGAGGTTTAAATCGAGCAGAGATTTCCGCGCCACGTCCTCGATATTCTGAACGGGCAGCGGTTCGACCGTGAACCTGACCTTTGGAGGCGGCGGGCGAAGCCGGTCACCGGCCTTTTTTCGTCTTGTGTAGTTGGCCTTGAGCCTTAAATGCTGGTCTAGGTTCCGCTGAGAATTGCGGGTGTTGCCGAGCTGCATTCCGAGACGCACGACTTTTCCGATCACGGAACTTCGGGTGACGCCCATCCTCGCGGCGATCAAGCCTCCGGAATATCCCTCGCGGACGAGCTGCTTCAAAAGCGCTATCCGCTCATCGGTCCAGCCGTGTCGTCCCGTAAATTGGTTTGCCATTTGTCTTTTGCTTCGCGTGCGAAATTTCGGCCGCACGCTGACAAAAGCGGCCCGGTTGCAGCTTGACGCTGGCACAACAGAAGGGGCCCGGAGCAGGAGGTGATCAATTCCCCCATCAAGATCGCAGCGGCGCCCGGAGGCTTTAACCGGCTCAGCGATCGGCTTCCCGAATCTCACCTTGCTTCCCGTTCAGACCGTCACTCCGCGTCGGTCCGCAGAGGTAACGACTAATCCCGGGTTGGTTCGGTGAGGTCCGAACCCCTTCTGTGGTGACAACGCTTAGACGCGTGTACACAACTTCAACGCCGGAAGTTTTGAGCCTGATTAGCGGCATTCCAATACAGACCGTCGAGGATCTGCGCAGCGCCACCGCTTTAACTTCTCCCCCGAGAAGCATCAGGCCTGTTCCGACCCCTTCCGAACCCGGGCCGGTGATGAGTACGGCACCTGCTACGAAACTCAATTCCCAAGGCGGCTACACTGGATCGCGAGTGACATCAGGTGTTGGAGACATGACCTGACAACCCTCTGTAGCCGCCCAGCGAAGTGGGCTCGTTACGCAAGGAAACTGGAACTCAGGAAAACCCCGTTTACAAAAACGTCACAGAGTGTTTTGTTACGCCGCGTGTACGGATTGTACCCTTCGCTGCATCCTCGCTGCGTTTCTCAATGCGGCGAGCAAATCCGTTGAAACACCTTCTATTTTTCTTTTTCGCGCACCCTTCACAACGTTAGGCCAATAGTCAGCTGGGATTGAATTTCTTTGTCGCATACCTTTGGCAGTATTCTCCGAGACTCCGATGTCGCCAGCGAAGTCTGAGAGATGCGGCCAAGCCATTATGATCTGTCGGTGGGTCTCGAACATGTTACTAAAGGTACAAAAAGTACCCATTGCTGTCAAGGGGCACGTATCGTACCTTAGAGAGGTGCGTTAGAAATGACAACCAAGAAGCTGGTTGTTGAGCGAACCAAGAAGAATTCGGAGCGCAGGAAAAAAATAGGTGCGCGCCTTTTTCAGCTCAGGAAGGCCAAATTTAATAATACCGATTTGGCGTTCGAAGCGTTGAGATCTGCGGGATTCCAGCGGGGGGTGGATTCCTACAGAGCCTACGAAAAAGGCACGCGAGAGATACCTGCCGACGAAGCCAGGTTGGCGCTCGGAGTTTTTGAATCTCCAGAGGGCTCTTTCGACTGGCTGTTCTTGGGCGATGAGGAACCAGAGTGGGGAAGTCGGCCGCAACATACAGCAGCACGCCCGAGATTATTAATGCTGCCGCGACTGACTGCCAGAGAGGCTGTCATGATACCATCAGCGTTCGAGACGGTGAAAGAGCAGGCAAAAAAAGAAAATAGACTTCAGCCCGTGGCGTCGAAACCGGGTCATGAGATCGGACCGAACTCCTTTCTCATGCCTATCGAAGACGACAGCATGGTCCCGAGCTTTCCATATGAGGAGAGGCGTTTCTTGCCAGGGGATGATGTTCTGATCGACCCAGATGTGCGGCCAAAACCAGGGGATTTCGTTTGCGCTCAGGTGAAGTCTGAGGACACTGCAATCTTTAGGAAATGGCAGGAGTCGGATAGTCGTCTGGACCCTGAAAAGAACTTCATTCTGAAGCCTTTAAACGGCAGCTACAGGACGGAGTCCGTGAACCCGAAGACCAACCCTGGGCGAGTAATAGGCTGTATGATCCAGCACATCAGCTACCGCCGATAGACGATCGCTGGCGCCGCTCAATCCGTTCTGTGCGACGCCTCCCCAAAAATCAATGCAGTAATTCGATTTCATACATCTCGTCGTCGATGCACATCTTCGCCGAGCCCAGTTTGTTGACGAAGATGTAAGCCGTTGGAGAAAAGGCGTAAGTATATGAATAACCTGCACACCTTACGCCTGTATTGTCGCTAAAAATGATGGTTCGATCAAAATCGCATCCCTCGAACCCGTCCTTTATTGTCCCACCTTGAACGAAGCCCGACACTATTTTTTCAGCAACAACGGTGTATCCAATAATCTTGGATAGGTTGCATTTAGCCAAAGCGGAATGAGAGCCCGTTATGGCAACAAAAGTCCACGCCAGCATCTGGACTAGCGCCCGAGACCGGCTGATATTCAGCCAATTCATGCGATAATTTCCCAACCTACCCCTCACCCTACCTAGACCGGTTGGCGTATCCGCCATTTCCGTTTTTCTCCAGGCAAGACCAAGTGTATTCGCGCCGGTTTTGTGCATAGTAGAAGTTGTACCGGCTTATCGCTGCGTCACGGCACTCGTCCAGAGTCGTGTAGTCGCCCCAAAGATCCCATGCGACCTCCGTCCCCTGGTAGTAGCCGACTTCGGCCGCATAGTGTTTTCGCCAGAAATCGCAACTCGGCATGTAGCCGAAGTACCAGAGTGCCAGAAGGATCGCGATTAAGGCTGGCATTTTATCAGATCACCGGATTATCGGCGCTGGCCATAGCTGCCATAGGACGGCACCTTGTAAGGATCGACCGTGCCGGCCTTACCCGTATAGGGATTGAAATTGCCTTTGGTGCTGTAGTTGTCGAACTTAGTGGTGTTCGGTGCCGTCTGGTAATGCGGCTGAACGTAGGTGCCGTTGCCGCGGGTATAGCCCCGCACATAGTTGTCGGCTACTGCGCTGCCCCATGATGAGAGCAGAGCCAATCCGCTTAGTATCAGCACAGTCCGCATAGATTCACCCCCATTTTCCCTGCGTTAAGCTTTGTCCAAAACGGAACAAAGTCAATGGCGCGCTTCCGCCGACGCACAATTCGCAATTAAAAATGCGTTTGGGTACATTTTGTACTTGACGGTGATGGGTACATTTTGTACCTTCCAAATCACCGAAGCGAACGACACCCTCCCTAGCCGTTCTTGTTCGCAGCGGGGTTGGAGCCAGAGACATCCCGTCTGCGGCTCCAACGGTTGAGCCGGGACTGACACCCTCTAGATCAGCACCCGTCAGTTCCGGCTCCCTTTTTTAACCCCGTGTGAGCGTGACGAAGATGGACAGCGGATCATGGCCGAACTTGAGCGAGATGCCGACCTGGCTGCAGCAAGTCGTCGAGGCTGGATACTTCGCAGCGATGACGAAGCAGCCGATGAACCCGGTCGCGATGGACGAGTGGAAACTGGGTTACGCGATTTACACCGAGAGCCGGAAATCAACCCGCTCTATCTCGACAGCGGACTGATCCTCTGCGGCGAGTGCCAAGGCTCTCCCTGTCAGTACTTCCTCGACATGGATGAAGTCTGCTCGTGCTGCGATGGGCAGGGCTTCGTTGCCGATCCCGATTTTATCGACGGCGCCGCTCAGGGCTTCAATCCTCGCAGCCACTTCGGAACCCATCACAGAATTTATGCGAAGGGACGGTGAGCACATGAACACCTGTTCAATCCTTTCCTTCATCGGTGAGCACCCGATCCTTTCCGTCATCGTTGTCGCGATCATCACCATCGGTGTTCTCGCGCATCTGTCGGAACGGATGGAACGCAAATATGGGGACCGGTGATGGAAGACCTTCTGAGCATCGCGCTTGGAACAGCGCTCATTCTTCTTCCAAACCTCATCATTGGATACCTCGCCTTTGTGGCGAAGATGGAGCAGTAGCGATGAAACCCACTGACCTATCTCGCGAACTTGCTGAACTCGGTGCTCGCGGATTGTTCATCTACCTCAGCGACACGCACTCGCTTGATGGCTTCGTTCAGGGCCAATCGGAACAACTTCTCGGCTCTTTCGCGGATGCTCTCGAACTCATGTTTGAACGTGGCGTCACCGAGGGGATGAAGCGCGCTCTTACGGGAGTGGCGGCCTGATGGTTCACCCATTGTCGCAAGCCGAAGCTGACCGCGTGTTCTCGAAAGAGGACCGCGAGGAATCCGCCAAGCGCCTTCGACGCCAGTACCGCAACGCCCGCCAGCGCTTTGATCGCAACATGAAACGCTGCGAACAGCTCCTAGCGGACTTCGACAAACGCACGGGGACCCTCTGGGACCTAGCCGACCGAGAGCGATGCGCAGAGAGAGCGCAGATCAACGCGATGGAAATGCACGCTCTAGAGGCACTGATGCGAGGGATTGTCGGACAATGAGCAACGTCATTAATCTCGACATTGTGCCTCGCGCCACGGCTTACGACCAAGGCGAAGACCCTGCAACAGCGCTGCTTAAAGCAATCGATCGCTGCGAAAAACGATACGGGGAACGCGTCACTGCCATTGTGATCGCTCGTCGGTATCAGATTGCAGACAGCATTGCGAACACGCACGACTGGCGTTCGAGAGCGCGGAAGATGTTCACGAAGGAGACTGTGTAATGGCGGATGTATCGCGTGAACTCCACATTCAGGGCGAAGCCGCAAGAGCGTTGCTGCTCAACATCAAAGACGTTGTCGAAGATGACGCCGAGATGATCGAGACGGCGATAGAGGGCGAAACAAACCTCAAGGAGGCCATTTCGGCTGCGGTCGATCGTATCCTTGAACTCGATGCGCATGAGGAAGCCATTGCGGCTCAGATCAAGGCCCTCTCAGAGCGCAAGGAACGGTTCTCGCATCAGTCGGAGCGCATCAAAGCGGCAATCCACGTTGCTATGGGGCAGGCGGAGCTTCGCAAGGTCGAACTCCCGCAGGCAACCTTGGGCGTGCGCGCCGTGCCGCCGAAAGCCGAGATCACCGACGAAGCGCTGATCCCTTCGAAGTTCTTCAAGCCGCAAGACCCGAAGCTCGATCGGAAGGCCATCCTAGACGCGCTCAAGGCGAAAGAGGAAGTGCCTGGAGCGACGTTGAGCAATGGGTCCGAAACCATCAGTTTACGGGTGCGCTGATGGCACCGACGAAATTGTACGGCGCAGGTGATGTTTCCCAGTGGGCACATTTGTACGCGACGGGATTGACTCTGGCCGAGATTTCAGCCGCCTGCGGCGCATCGATCGGAACGATCAGCGTGATGATGCGGGCCGCTGGCTATCAGTTACGACCCAATACGCAACGATCGAAACCTGCCATAGAGCGCTTCGCCCGTAAGTATACGCCGGAGCCAAACACCGGATGCTGGCTTTGGACAGCCGGGACAAGCGGACGTGGCGCATTTCGATACGGCATATTCCATTTCTCGGGCGAAGTCACCGCGCACCGCGTCAGCTACATTCTTCACAAAGGGTCCATCCCGAAAGGTCACGTCGTCTGCCACGGGTGTGACCAGCCGCTTTGCGTGAACCCAGACCATCTCTTCGTCGGAACGCAAACTGACAACGTCGCAGATTGTGTCTCGAAAGGCCGAACACAACGGTTCAATGCGATGAAGACGCATTGCCCGCATGGTCATGCATACGACGACGAAAACACGCATTGGCGACCTGACAACGCGCGTTCGTGCCGGACTTGCGCACGAGAGAGAGCCAATGCCAGACGCGCCGCCAATCCAGAGAAATTCAGAGCGGCCGAACGTCGGAGATATTGGGCCAATAAGGAGTCCGCGAATGTCTAATATTGTTCCAATCACAAACAAAGCTCTCACCCGCCTAGATGCCCGCAAGCTGTCGCTATTCAAAGCGACGGTCGGTAAGGAACTGCGAGGCGCCGAAATAGATGAAGCAATCGAATGGTGCGAAATCTATGGGGCGAACCCTTTTGTAAGGGATATATATTTTTTCTGCTTCGACCCTGACGAGCCGTCACGCAACGTGGTGCCCGTTCTCGGCATTGGCCTTTATCGCAAGATCGCCGCACGGTCGAAGAACTATCGACCAGATAATCGCCCTGCCCGCTTCACCTACGACGAAGAACTCAAGAGTGACAGCAATCCGACCGGCATGGTCGATTGCGAGGTGTCTGTTTTCGTCCATTCACACGGCGAATGGTTTGAGGTTTCGGAAAAACTCCGCTGGGAAGAACGCGCGCCGATCAAAGAGGTTTGGGAGAACAACAAACCGACCGGAAAGTTCACTCTCGATCGCAAGAAAAAGAACTGGTGGACGATGCCAGAAACGATGATGGCGAAGTGCGTTGAAGCTGCCGTCATCCGCAAGGCATTCCCAGAAGAGACGGCCGGTTCCTATTCCGAAGGCGAACTGGATCAGGCGGAAGTCCTGAACCTAACCGCAACCGAGATCATCGAAGGCGAGGAACAAAAGCGGCGCTTCGAACTCATCGGTGGTGCGAACTGCATCACGATCGACTGGTGCGATGGCGAGCCGCTTGCTCGCGAACCTGTCGGCGTCTTTGGCGACAAGGTTCTCGCCTTCATAGCTCAGCACAAGTCTGAAGATCCCGACCGTGTTCGCATGTTCCACAACCGCAATGCTGCGGCGCTGAAAGAGTATTGGGCGAAGGACAAGGCCGGGGCACTCGAACTCAAGAAGGCGTTCGAAGCCGTTCAATAATTTCCAACAAGGGGGATATAATGAAAGCTCTTACTCTAACTGCTGTTTCAATTGCTGCGATCCTTGCAGCGAGCCCGGTACAGGCCGGTGACACATGGACCGGTGCTTATGCTGGCGCAAACCTTGGCTATGTCTGGGGCGATGCCACGACCACGGACAACGTGAAGGACTGGGGCAAGGACCCCAAGTTTGTCGGACCCTTTAATAACAGTGTCGGCGGCTTCGTTGGCGGTGGCACTCTCGGCTACAATCTGCAGATGGATCGCTTCGTCTTCGGCGTTGAAGCGGACCTCGATTATGCCGATCTTTCGGGCAGCATCGCGACGCCTTCGTCGCAGTCTGGCAACCATCAGGACATTTCACTTGATGGTGGCTTCCTCGGCGCCTTCACGGGCCGCGTAGGCTTCCTGATTGATCCGGCGACCCTGATCTTCGCAAAGGGCGGCTTTTCTCTCTACACGGGCGAAGCCACGCAGACGACGACAGCCAAAGGCTATCAGACACACGGCACGGACACGTTCACGGGATTTGTTGTCGGTGGCGGCGTTGAGAGAAAGCTGACCGAGAACATCAGCCTCAAGCTCGAATATGCCCACTACGACTTCGGGACTGAGAACGGCGATCAGACCTCTCTGACCGATCCTCCTGTCGGCCACGGCTATGGAAATCATACGACCCTCGATGCGGATTCTGTTCGCGTCGGCATGAATTATCACTTTTAGGATCAATCCCGATGACCGAACGAATAATCGAAATCCCTCAAATACGCCTTCAGAGCATGCTTGTTTCCATCGAGGGACAAACACCGCTTCTAACAAATCGCTTCGGTGATCGCGCCGTAGAAATGATTGAGGCAAAGCAGCAGAAGAAAGCCAAGGGTGCGAAAGAGGCGCGCATCCCCCAGCAAGAGTTTGAAGACGCGCTGCACGTCATCTCCAAGGGTGTGTACGGCTTCCCGGCAGTTGGCATCAAAAAAGCTCTCGTCGTGGCAGGCGGCCGGTTTGCCGATGAGAAGATGACCCACCTTCGTGGTCTCATAAACATCATGGGAGATCTGATCCCGATCAAGGGCTCTAAACCGACGATGCGCCGCGATACGGTTCGCCTGCAGGGCGGCATCACCAGCATCGCCTATCGTCCAATGTTTAACCCGTGGTCGATGGATATACCGGTTGTTTTCAATGCGGGCCTGATTGGCGAAGCGCAAATTCTAAACCTGTTCCAGATCGCCGGTTTTGCCGTTGGCTTCGGGGCATGGCGTCCAGAGTGCAACGGCGTGTTTGGACAATTCACATTGAAGAATTCTGTCGCCGCTGAGGCTGCGGAATAAATGGCTGAGCGTAGTAGAGCCGACCTTTGACCTGATATGCGTTGCCCTGATTAGCGAAGAACAAACCGATGCAAAGATTTCTTATTCCATTTTCAGGTTCTCTGCTGCGCACCGCCGAGCATGCAATGTTTTGCTATGCAAACCGTCGCACAGATAACCAGGCCAAAGCAAAGATACTTAGACAATTTATGATTTTCGTTTGGAGCCGTGCACACCTGCGACCAGTCCTGCAAACCTAAGCGCAGCCCGGCTCGCAATAGCAAAGACAAAGCAATGACCATTATCTCGATCAAAGAATACTATGCAGTAGTTGGCTCTCGCCTATCCGACAAGGACGCGGCGGTGATTGGTCCGGCGCTTTCCGAGTTGGCCTCAAAGGGCGAAGTGAAGCCTCGTGACATCGTTGACGTGGCGAAGTCGTCCAATTCGCCGTTGCATAGCTATTTTGAATGGAATGATGCCAGAGCCGCGGACCTCTTTCGGCTTGAGCAGGCGCGCCACATGCTCCGTTCGGTGCGTGTTCGATACACAGAGAATGGCACACCGAAGAGCGGCAGAGCGTTCTTGGTGACCAAGGACCAAGCCAAAAATGATGGCGGCCGCCGCTACAAGGAATTCACAGTCCTTCACGGAGATCGCGCTGTCGCCGTCCACATGATGCGTAACGCGCTTAAAGAGCTATCCCATTGGCGTGCCCGCTACGAGCAGCACCAAGACGAGTGGGAGCGCATTGGAAAGGCATTCGTCGGAGTGTTTGCGCAGATTGACGAGATGCAAGAGCAGATCGCAACCGATTCCGACATAGCCGAGCAAACTGAGGCTTCCCTTGCCGATCTCAAAAAGTGGGCGGAAGAGCACGCGGAGGCACGCGAACTTTGGTCTGACACATTGAGCCAGCTTCGATTTGCGCACGAGGCCATATGCGAATGTGAACGTCTGTTTGAATTCGTGGAAAAGAAGCATCTCCGCAAATGCCTAACATGCTCGGCCGAATTCGTTTCTGACGGACCCGGAAACCGCCTGTGTTCGACATGCCGAGCGAAGTCAGAAGTGGAAGTTGCATGAGGATGCCGGAGACTAATGACACCCGCCAGCTTTGGCAGCGCATAGCAGACGCCGAATGGATGGCGAAAGAAGGCTACAGCCTCGACGCCATCATAGAGCAGACAAAGTTATCTCGCGTTACAGCCCATTGTACCGTTTCCCGCGTTCGGTTTGCGTTCGATGATTTTTCAGGATTGCAGAAGAACCGGAAGGACGACTGATGAGCCGAAGCGGATACATTGACGATTATGACGATGACGACGTTCTCTGGTGCGGTCGCTACCGCGCGCAAGTTAAAAGCGCGACGCGCGGCAAGCGGGGTCAGAAATTTCTGAAAGGCATTCTCGCGGCAATGGACGCGATGCCGGAAAAGAAGCTTTACCCGAACGTGCTCGTCAATGATGGCCTTCCCGGATTGGATGAGATCATTGTCGGCGGCGACGAGCTTGTTGATGAATGCGGACGCGAACTACCTATGGGCGCAGTATGTGCGATGGGCGCTTACGCCAAGCATCATGCTCTCGATACCAGCAACGTCGATCCTGACGACCCGCCCCAGGTGGCAGCACTGTTTGATGTTGCCGAACCTCTCGTTCGCGAGATTGCCTACGTGAATGACGAAGGCGGCCTCGGAAGAGAGACGCCAGAAGCGCGGTTCCTACGAGTGCGGCGATGGATAGAGAACCAGATCCGCAAAGAGGACGCGGCCTGATGAACGCGCACCAACGCATCGTCACCGACATGCCAGCCCACGAGCAACGGCTGCACCTATCAGAGCAGGTACGGGTTGCAGAACGGGCTTGGGCTGATTGCGAGGATCGCGCTGCTCGTTTCGAGGAAGGCCGCTCCATCGTCATGGCGGAAATGAAGCTGGCGTTGGTCGAAAACAAAATAGCCAAGAGCATGGCGGCAGCAGAAGACATGGTGCGCGGTTCTGACGAGTGGAAGTCCTACGTCAAGAAAATGCATGAGGCTCGCCACGCCGCAAATTTGGCCCGCGCAGACTGGCGAGCATTGGATCGTGATTACTGGTGCAGCGTATCAAATGAGGCGTCTGAGCGTATGCAGATGCGCTTAGCGAGGGGTTGATGGCAGCTGCAATAAAACTCGCCTCGGGGATGCGCTTCGAGCGTCTTGTGATCATTGAAAGACGCAATGACCTCAAGCTTAACAAATGGACTGCGGTTTGTGACTGCGGCCGAACCATCGTCGCGCGAGCGTCTGAATTATCGAGCGGTCACGTTAAGTCGTGTGGCTGCATGCGAAAAGAGATGGGCGCGAGGAATCAGTTTCAGCACGGCATGACAAACACGCCAGAGCATCAAGCTTGGCGGCATATCATATCTCGGTGCTCAAACCCGAAGAACAAGGCTTACAAATATTATGGGGGCCGTGGCATCGAATGTCACTTCGGAGACTTCGCCTCATTCTTTGCGGAACTCGGCCCAAGACCCTCCCTGAAACACAGCGTGGATAGGCTGAACGTGAACGGGCACTACGAGCCTGGGAATTGTCGCTGGGCAACTCCCTTAGAACAGGGCGAGCATCGGACCGACAACCACTACATCACCTGGAATGGCCGCACCCAACATCTATCAGCGTGGGCTCGCGAAGTCGGCTTGCACAAGGATTGTCTGAAGGCTCGACTTGTAAACTACGGCTGGAGTGTCGAACGCGCCCTCACGGAGCCAACCAGCTTACCAGTTCATAAACGCATGGCAAGAGCCGGACGATGATCGACCCTGTTGCAGATGCCAGAGCAAAAGCCGTGGAGCTTATGGAAAAGCATCTGAAGGCTCGTGCCCGTGGAGACTACGCCAAGGCAGATGAGTTTTATGCGGAATCTAAATTCTTCATTCGTCTTTTGAAAGACGCTGGGGAAGATGTGGAGACGATACGGTGACAGACTTAGCGGCCTACCGCGATCTGATCGCCCGCAAAGCGGTGACGTTCGAACCCAAGGGTTTGAAGCGTATCCCGGCGCTCAACTCTCAGATGTTTCCGCACCAAGCGGCCTGCACCGAATTTGCACTCCGCACCGGATGCGCGGGACTTTTTCTCGCAACGGGCTTGGGTAAATCGCTCTGCTCTCTCGACTATGGCCGAGTGCTGGTTCGGGCAACGAATAAGCCCGTCTTAATGCTCGCGCCTCTGGCGGTCGCCAATCAGCACCAAGGCGAAGCTGAGAAGTTCGGCATCGACGCCAAGGCCATTCGTGATCCGTCAGAGATCGCCGGAAAGCGCATTTACGTGACCAACTACGAACGCCTGCACCTGTTTGACGATGTGGACTTCGGCGCCGTCATTCTGGATGAAAGCTCGATCCTCAAGGGATTTAACGGCCGAACCTCTCGCGCTTTGATTGAGAAGTTCTCCGGTCTGCCGTTCAAGCTCTCCGCCACCGCGACGCCGGCGCCGAACGATCATATGGAGCTTGGCCAGCAAGCTGAATTTCTCGGCGCAATGCGCTCAATGGAAATGCTCTCGCGCTGGTTCATCAACGACACGAGCACGGCGAGCCAAGTCTGGCGGCTCAAAGGTCACGCAGTCGAACCTTTCTGGAATTGGGTCGCATCTTGGGCGCGGTGCATGACGCGGCCGAGCGACCTTGGCTTTGATGACGCAATGCATGTCCTTCCGGAGCTGATCACCAAGACGCACATCGTTGAAGCCGATCGGTCGATTGACGTAGGAGCCGAGAAGGACGGTCAGGGGCGTATTTTCCGCATCCCGGATACGTCTGCCACGTCCATCCATAAAGAGAAGCGTCTGACCGCTCAAAGACGCGCCAACGTCGTTGCTGAACTCGTTGCGGCCGAACCCGATGAGCCTTGGTTGATATGGGTCGATACCGACTATGACGCCGACGCCATCATGCCGCTGTTGCCGGATGCCATCGAAGTTCGCGGCAACATGAAGCCGGATGAGAAAGAGGAACGCCTTCTATCGTTCATTCGTGGGCAGTCGCGCATCCTAGTCACGAAACCGTCGATCGCAGGCATGGGGCTAAACTTACAGCACTGCGCCAGGATGGCCTTTACCGGCTTGTCCTTCTCGTTTGAGAGCTATTACCAAGCCGTGCGGCGGTGCTGGCGATTCGGGCAAAAACGGCCCGTGCATGTCCATGTGGCAATGGCGGACACGGAGCAATCGATCATCGAAGCAATATCGCGCAAGGCTGACGGCTTCGATGAAATGGGCGAAGCGATGCGCGCCGCTATGACCCGCGCCGCGAACAAGCAGGTGGCTCGCGCGCCATATAAGCCGAACCGCACCGTTCAACTTCCGGCATTCTTGGGGGCATCATGACGACCATTCTCAATCAAGAGACGGGCCAGAACTGGACCGCCATTCACGGCGACAGCGCACACGCTCTTTCGGAATTGCCGGAAGCGTCGGTACATTTTTCGGTCTACTCGCCGCCGTTCGTTGATTTGTTTGTTTACTCGGACAGCGCCGCTGACCTTGGAAACTGCAAGAATGAGAGCGAGTTTTTCGAGCAGTATCGGCACATCATCCGGCAAGTTCATCGTGTGACGAAGCCGGGGCGGCTGACCGCCGTCCATTGTACTGATCTGCCGACGCGCAAATTCAGAGACGGGTTTATCGGCATCAAGGCGTTCTCCGATCAAATCCGTGATGCGCATGAGGCCGAGGGCTGGATTTATCACTGCCGCATAACCGTCTGGCGTGACCCTGTAGTCGAAATGCAGCGCACGAAGGCTCTCGGACTTCTCTACAAGCAGCTTTGCAAAGACAGTGCAATGAGCCGGGTTGGCTTGGCGGATTACGTTCTCGTCTTCCGTAAGCCCGGAGATAACCCGGAGCCGGTCGGCAAAGACAAGGGCTCATTCCCCGTCGATCTTTGGCAGAAGTGGGCGTCTCCGGTTTGGATGGACATAGACCAGACAGACGTTCTGAACGGGCGTACAGCGCGCGAGAGCGACGACGAACGCCACGTCTGCCCATTACAGCTTGATCTGATCGAGCGAGCTATACGGCTCTGGTCGAACCCTGGGGACGTGGTTCTCTCTCCATTTATGGGCATCGGCTCGGAAGGGTTTGCGTCGATCAAGGCGGGACGGAAATTCATCGGCTGCGAGCTTAAGGAAAGCTACTGGCGCCAAGCGGCGCGGAACCTCGCAGGCATCGAGCAGGAAGTCTCTGGCGGCACTCTGTTGGACTTGATGGGTGCAGCATGAGCGAACTCAGAAGCCTCGCCTTCCAAGCTTCGTGCCTCCGGGATTGTCTCCCCTTGGCTCGCAACGAGGACATTCGCTCAGGCTTAGGGCAAGCCATCAAGACTCTCGAATGGATGGCAAAGGGCGAACTTGTTTTGAAGGAACTCATGCGTCTCAGAAAAGAAGAACCTGAACTCTTTGAAACACTCCGCAGGTTGATCGGCATGGGAGCAAAACTCGACGCGATCAAGGAGGCTGCGTGATGGCTTACCTCGGAGAGAAGGTCATAGGGAACTTCCGTCCTACCGTCACAGAACGGGAGAAGTCAAAACGTCTTGCTCCGAAAAAGAGGCGTGCGAAGCGCCCCGGCAATAGCGAGGCGCATAAGCTCGCGATCCAAAAACTTCCATGCTGCATTCCGGGCTGCAACGTCGTCGGAGTCGAGCCGCACCACCTTAAGCACGGACCCGCTGCCGCAGAGCGCTCAATGGGGCGGAAAGCAACCGATCGCTACTTGGTCCCGCTATGCCACGCGCATCACATGATGGGCGTCGAAGTCGATGCGCCGAACGCCAAACGAGAGCCGGGATGGTTTCGCGATCATGGCATCGATGAACCGATCGAACTAGCAGCGGCACTTTGGGCAGCAAGCCCGGATGCTTCTGCCATGACGCGCATCATCCTAGCTCACCGAAAGCCAAAGAGCGCGAAGGACCCCACCTCATGACCTCATCACGGACGGGAATGACGACGGGATGAACGCTCTAAAGGATCAGGAGAATAAAAGAATGGGAAAGGAAATGGTTCAACAAACAGGGTCACTCTCGGATGAGCTAATGCGTTCACCCTACCAGGTCGTTCGCGGCACGATGTATTCCGCAGTTTTCGATCCGGAAGATGACGATGGCAATCGGCTGAACGGAATATTCATCACTATTCGTGTTCCGGTAACGACTGTCGTCGGTCCCGGCGATGTGGTCGTGCAATTCCTCCCAAGGCAAGGTGAACGCAAACCAGAAGAACCTTGCTCCGCTGATAGCTTGAACCAACATCAGGCCCTTATCGATACAATGCGGGATGCGCTGGATCTATACGAGGCAGCAATTAAAGAAGCTGAGGCGATCATGGGCGGCGAGTACGGCGAGCACTACGGACCTATGTTTGATCTCGTCCAAAAAGCCCGTTCTTCTCTTGGTGAGGCGCGCGTATCAGATGCACAGGGGAACCCGACCAGATGACAGATTGGCTTTTCATCATCTTTGACCTGTTGACGGCGATTGCGCAAATCGGCGTCGGCATTTGGCTCATCGCTTTCGCTATCGCAATGCTGCGTAACTGTATGTTCGGCGATGCCCGCTTCGTAGGTCCATTCGAGTTAGTCGGGTTGCTGTGGCGCGGAGAAGTACAACGCCGGTCTGATGCACAGGGGGAACGATGACAATTCCAACGCTTGCACAATTGATCGGAGACGGGCAGCGCGGGGACGGCTGGGAAGGTCTTGAGGACGCAACACGCCAGTATCTCAAGTCGTCCAATGAACATCACCGCGAACTGACGCGCTTCATTCGGCTTTTCACCGTCGCGGCAATTGAGGGCGCGCGGCAATCGACGGAGGCGGGCGCGGCCTACGCTGACACGATCATGGAAATGTCTCGCGCGGCGGGTTTTGCCGTCGCTTGTGCTGCGACGTCGGCCGCCGACCATGACGATCTTGAGCGCCTCACCGAACTCGGACCTGTTATTTCGAGCATTATCTCCGAGGCTGTTCAGCAATTCATCAGCCTTCAAGTCCGCGCCGCTCTATCAGATGCACAGGAGGAACGATAGATGGTCGCGATCAATTTTCAGAAGCAATTCGCGTCCGATATTCGCGCCGGCCGGAAGACGCAGACGATCCGCTCCACAGAACGCTGCAAGACAGGCGACGAGATGCAGCTTTACACCGGACAGAGGACCAACGCTTGCGAGCTAATCGGAACGGCGACATGCGCGATCTGCGAGCCGATTACAATTGCCGAGGATTACATTGCTGTCGGGTGTTTTCGGCTACCTTCCGGCGACGCTGCCCACATCGCGAAAATCGACGGCTTTGAAAGCCTCGCGGCCATGCGCGACTGGTTTCGGAATCAATACGGCTCGCTGCCGTTCAAAGGCTACCGGATCATGTGGAACGAGTTCCGCGCCGCTCTTACAGAAGGCTGATAGGCGATGTGCGTGTCGATCATAATTGGTGCCTCACGTCTTGAACGGCAGGGCGATCTTAAGGCTCGCCTCGGCGATATCATCTATCTGCCAGACACTCCAAACGGCGCAAGGGGAGACGACCGTGGATGCCTTTGCTGGGTCGATGTCGAAGCGATGGCCAAACGAGAAAAATTGAACGTCACATTGGATGTGACTGGCGACTACATCCTGACGTCCCGCGCCAAATCCCAATCAGAGCAGGAGGGGGGACAATGACGCTGACGCCATCAGAACGAGACGAAGGCTACAATCAAGCCGTTATCGAAAGCCTCGCAGAGCGCGCAAAGATGATTGCGGCCATTATTGCCTGCCAGCGCACACTGACGAATGTCTGCCAAATTATCGACGTCGTGAAGATCGAATGGAGCGCGGAAAACGCATGGTCCGAATGGGACCAAAGCGTTAGGGACGACATCACCGCCTGTCTCTCGGCGCTTTATAAGATCACTGGCGACCGCGCCGCTTTACAGAAGGCTGATACGCGATGAAAGTTAGCCTTAGCGGCTTATTGGCAAACGTCTCTGCGGCGCTGAACTCACGCGAGCGCAAATACTACGCGTTTTGCCTCGAAGAACTGCACGATCACATCGTTGGCCTCGTGAACGGCGAGCACACACTTGAAGAATTTGCCGAGCACTACTGCATTGGCCGCGCCAAATCCCAATCACAGCAGGAGGGGTGATGACAGCATTCAGCCTCAACGATCTTTCATACGATCACCAGCAGGCTATCGAGGCCATGAAAAGCCAATTGCTGATTGTGCTCTTAAATCGTCTCGGAGGCGCCGCCGATATTCCGGTGTCCGAAGTCGATGGGACCGGCAAATTTAATCTCGCGTTTTCGCTCGATCCTGACACCCGAATTTTCCACTTCGTTGTTCAGGAGAAACGCAGATGACGAACGAAGCCCATCCCGTCGATCGTAATGCCCGCGTGCTGATAAGCGGCTCGCCTGTGCCCGCTGATAATAGCCACACCGAATTGAAGCCGAACGGCCAACAAAAGGATTACGTGGTTCTCTCCGCCGAGGAACGCGCCAAGGGCTTCGTGCGGCCCGTGCGACGCACCTACGTGCATCAGAAGTGCGGCGTTGCCACAACGATGGGGCAGGCGCTTGCTGAGACTTACGCCCGAGACCCGTACTTCTACAGCGGCACGTTCTGTTGCGGCTGCGGCTCACATTTCCCCATCGGCGAGGACGGTGAGTTTGTCTGGGATGATGGCGAAAAGGTCGGGACATGAACATCACCACTCTCAAATCTCTACGGCAGCGCATCCGTGAGGCAACGGGACCGGATAGAGAGCTTGATTGCTTGCTCCGCGCGGTTGTTCGGGACGGGCGGGCGGTCCGCGAGCATCAGGATTTCATTCTTGCGCGGAACCCGAAACCTCCACACGACGAATACGTTGTTGGATTGCTGGCTCCTGGATCACCCCGGAAATTCCGCGAAGCCGATAGCAAGCCCGGAGTGCCTCGCTACACCGCCTCGCTTGATGCTTGCGTATCTCTGCTCAGTGAAGTGCTGCCGGGGTGCGAGTGGAACCGTGATCGGCATGGTGATTTTTGGATTTGGCGCGGACGAAATCGATTAGGCGCCCAAGGCAGGAGCATGGTGGACGGCGCCAACCGTCTCGCCAACGACTGTCTGACATTCATCGACGCGATCATATCCGCTGCAATCGTGCAGCTAGAAGCTAAGGAGGCTGTGGGATGAAATTCCGCGTGCGAGCGCAGTGGTACGGGCCGGGTCAACAGGTGAACGTCTCATCAACGGACGTCGAGGCCGACAGCGCATGTGATGTTCTTGATGAAGCTCTTCCGGGCGAATGGGTGGTCGGAGAATTTTTTACGTCAGCAAACATCACCATAGCCCTAGTTTCAGGAGAACCAACGTGAGGACGGACACGGGAGACAAGATCGTTGATTTCTACATGACCATCGCTTGCGGCGAAAAACTCCCGACAGACATCCGCATGATGGCGCGCGACAAGCTCCGTGCCTTCGCTCTGCGTCAACCGCATGAAACCGTCGAGAATATCGATGGACCAGCAAACTAGGAAATTTCGCAGCCATGTCTGACACAGCAATAGAGCAGAGAGAACGATCGGCAATCGAGGAACTTGTCTCGCGTCTCCGGCTTGGAGGCCCGAACGCATCGGAAGTTTCTGACGAAGCCGCCGACCTCATCGAGAGCCAGCAGAGAGAGATAGAGACGTTGCGCGGTGCAATTCGTGCGGATGACGAACGGCTGCGTGATGCAGGGCTTCGCGTTGGAATAATCGCCGGATGCGACACGCCTGACGCAATGGCCGATGAGATCGCCAGCCTTACGTCTCAACTCGAAGAAGCGAGGGCGCGCATTGCTGAACTCGAACGAGGCTTGGAGATTTTGGCAACCCCGGAAACCTTCGCCCCGTCTGTTGATAAGTGGACGGCGGTCCCGATAAAGATCAGCGATTTCGCACGCGGCCTTCTTAATAGGAGCGGCACATGAGCGACGATGAACTCGACAGTTGGCGTGTAGCCAACGGTTACATGACCGAAGAGGAGCGCATTTCGCGCGCCTATCAACGCATCCTGCGCCGTCAGATGGAGCGACGATGGTTTCGGACGACTGGAGGTCGGACATGAGCGAAGTGATTGCAAAGTTAGATGCCGCCATAGCAGACGGAGAGAACGGCGACAGCGATATTGCGGGCGTCTTTGTGCCGAATATTGATCTTGATGATTTGCGCTTGTGCCGTGCTGAAATATCCACCCTCAAACAACTCCTAGCTCTACTGGTAGATAAAGCAGAGCCGTTCGTGATAGCAAACGGTCTAATGGATGGTCTTGCCGACGATTGGATGCTTTCCGATGACGGACGATACTCTGACGAAAAGCGATCTCCGCTCTTTATCAGAAGCAGTCGCTAAAGCGGGAAAGGAAGTGAAGTAGATGGTTCAAGCGGACGCCAGCGGACCTGCGCTGTTCGAGAAAGTCAACTCTGTTCCTGAGTGGCAGCCAGAGGGGTCTGAGAATTTAATGGCGCTGTTGGATGCAATCCAGCGACTGGAAAAAGAGCTGCCGGGCTGGTGGTGGAGCGTTGGGTCTTGTCATGTCTCTGCGGACGCTTCCATCGGACCGATCAATAGGCCATGGACACACGCTTCTATTGGTCCAGACAGTGCCGGTCCGGATGCCATTCTGCTCGATGACAAATTATTCGATGGCGGCTTTCATTGTGATCTTTGCCAGCCTGCGACGTGCGCTGAAGCGTTGAATGGAGCAATCGACGAAGCTCTCGCTGCGCTACCGACTGGCAAGTTGACTATCTCGAACGAGGCCGGGAGCGACGCTGTGAGCTTGAAATCCCAACCACTTAAATCTTCCGACCCCAGCCTCTAGGAGAGGGATTGATGGCCTTGTTTCGTACATTCGAGGAAGCAGCGGAGGCGATCTATCCGCCAGACCGCCGCCCGCGTGTGCGTACCCTGCGTGAGAGAATGGCGGCCGTTCAATGCGTCGTCTATGACGGCCGAGAGTGTTACACGACTGATGCTCTGATCGACAAATTCAAGGCGCACCTATGCAAGGCTACCGTTCCAAGCTTAAACCAATTAAGCGGCGCAAGAAAACGAAGGAAGGCACCTTCGAAACGTACTGGGTGGCGCGAGGCTTCATTCCAGTTCGAAGACGAGACGGCACTTTCGCCCGAAGACGAATTGAGCGCAGCCTTGGAGGCCACACGGCTAAGGAAAGGCAAGCCGAAGTCGATAAACTCAACCAAGCTTTTGAAGATAGCGCACAGAACGTCTCCCTGACGTTCGCCAAGGCGTACAACAATTATATCGGCGTCGGCAAAGAAGTGCCGATGCTCGGTGAACAGATCCTTCACGAACTCGGCGTTCGCCAGTGCATCGAGATTGACGACAGCGTGATGCTCGCGGCGAAGCAAGCGATCTTCAAACCAGACGCAAAACCGTCCTATATTAATCGACACCTCTATACGCCCGTACATGCGATCCTGAAGATGGCGCTCAAGGAAGCGACGCCTCAGTTGACCCGGCCGGAAGGCCATAAGGATTCGCCCGAGATCCAGATCCCAGACCAGGAATGGTTTCGCATCGTCGGACAGCATATGGGGATCGACACGCGGGCTCTGGTCTACTTTCTCACCATCCACGGACGCCGCTTGGGCGATGCGCTTGGTCGCTCTCCGGATGACTTCGACCCAAAGGCCGGAACCCTGATGATCGGCAAAACCAAAACAGGGAAGCCACTGTTCATCGACCTGCATCCGACTGTCGTCGAAGCCATCAAGCTGATGCCGGACTGGAGCAAACGGCGATGGCTATTTCGGGATGGTCCGAACTCGGGCAACAACGTGCGGAAAGATATTCTGATCGCCGTGCTCAAGGCGAACGGCTTCGACCCGAAGGACTTTCAACGCAAGGTCAAAGGACGGCCGCCGCAGATCGACGAAGCCAAAGCCCGCGACTACATCCGGGAGCACGGAACGGTGCCCTACTTCGGAACGCACGCCATTGGCCGGCACTCGGCGGCGACGCGCGCCCTGCTCGCAGGCTACAGCCTGCTCCACGTTCAGAAGATGTACGGGTGGGATACCATCGAAATGCTGTCGCGTCGTTACGGTCACTTGGCGAAGACGGAAACGAACGCGGCGGTGCATCAGGTTGCTGATGCGTTCATTGAACAGATTGACGGATCGATGGGGCAAAAGCGGGGGAAACAGAGTGGGGCAAAATTCAAAAAACGCGTGCTTTTGCTAGGAAAACATGCTAAAAACTCACTGCCTAGAAATCAATGAGACGCGGCCCTCCGAAGGCGAAGGTCACAGGTTCGAATCCTGTCGGGTGCGCCATACTCTCATTGAAATCATTGGTTTTTATTGTTTCACGCGATGTTTCACGCGCGGGAACGAGTCATAAACTGACGTGAACGAATTGATGAGAGCGGGGCATAAGTGGGGGAATCTATGAAGCGATCAGATCCTTACCAAGCGCGTGCACGAGAGTTGGCCGTTGTGGCCGGACTTGATCCGGACGGGAAGATCGATCGTCCCGGCCAGCGGCCTATGCCGGTGTGGTGCACGTTCCGCGACGCGGCGCGGCAGGAACATTTGGCGCGCGAAGCTGCCGAAGCAGCCAAAGAGATTGCGAGCCTGCGTCCGCAAGAGCCGCGCTTTCAGAATAGCCCTCTGACGATCATTGGGCAGCACGATGACGCAACGATTGCCCAGATGAAAAACTGCATGGCAGTCGGAAACGCCGTCGCTGGGGTGATTTGTGCTGACGGCCACCTAGGTTATGCCCAGCCGGTCGGCGGCGTCATTGCTTACGAGAAGCAAATCTCGATCTCCGGTGTCGGATTCGACATCGGCTGCGGGAACATGGCCGTTCGCCTCGATACGCCATTCTCAGCAATCGAAGACCGCGTAGGCGAGATCATCCGAGACGTTTCAAAAGCCGTTTCGTTCGGTATTGGCCGCAATAACGAAGAACGGGTTGAGCATGAACTGTTCGACGATGCCGAAGCTTGGAAGGAATCCGATATGGAGTCATATCGGCAGAAGGCAGTCGGGCAGCTTGGCACGGTCGGCGGCGGCAACCACTACGTTGATCTGATGCGCGACGAAGATGGGTTCGTCTGGATTGGCGTGCACTTCGGCTCGCGCGGCTTCGGCCATACTTCGTCAACGCGCTACCTGAAGGCCGCTGGCGGTCAGGACGGGATCAACGTGCCGCCTGCGGTAGTCGACGAAGATAGCGAGATCGGCCGTCGCTATATCGCGGCCATGCAGCTTGCCGGCCGGTATTCCTACGCAGGCAGGGAATGGGTTGTCGAACGCGTCCGAAAGATCATTGGCGGCAACGTGACGGATATGGTGCACAACCACCATAATTATGCGTGGCGCGAGACGCACGACGGCCGCGACTTGTGGGTTGTTCGGAAGGGCGCGACGCCCGCATTTCCCGGACAGCGCGGATTTGTCGGCGGCTCGATGGGCGACGATGCAGTGATCCTAGAAGGCGTCGATAGCCCAGAGGCCAAGGCGTCTCTATATTCAACCGTGCACGGAGCGGGACGCCTGTTTGGTCGCAAGGAAGCCAAGCGTCGCTTCACAAAGTCAGAGATGAACGATTGGCTGCAAAAGCGCGGAGTGACTTTGATTGGAGCCGACCTAGACGAGAGCCCGATGGCCTATCGCCGTCTTGACGACGTTCTGGCCTATCACACGACATCAACACGAGTGCTTTATAGGCTTCGCCCGTTCGCTGTTGTGATGGCAGGAAGCAGAACTGAAGATCCATGGAAGGATTAGGACTGTGGGACGAGGACAGAAAAAAGGTTTTAGGCACACGATCAAGACCAAGACACGCATTGCGGAAAAATTACATGGCAAAGCGCCATTGGCAATTCACATCAAGAGATCCTGCCCGACGTGCGGTATCTCTATGGGTGCTGGGAATATGGGAAGGCACGCACCTGCTTGTGCTGAAAGGTCATCTGCATGGCCTGATAAAACGGTAAGCGAACTAAAAGTTATGCGACGTCGCTTAAAACAGTATGGCCTGACGCCAGAGGATTATGCGCGCATGTGGCGTTCGCAGGGCGGTGTTTGTGCAATGTGTGGAGGTGATGTTCATCTCTACGTCGATCATGACCATGAGACACTCGCCGTGAGAGGCCTTCTCTGCGGACAGTGCAACCGATTGCTCGGCTGCGCAGCCGACCGGCCAGAAATCCTCCTAAGAGCCGTCCAATACTTATCTGAGCACGGCATTACAGAAGGCGAAGGTGCCGATTCGCCGACATTCAGGTCATTTGCAAGAAAGCAGGAAAGACGAAGAGCAGCGGTCGACCCGTGGAAAGACTAGAACGCAAAACACCCCCGCCAGCCTCCCCAGCTAAAAGGGAGACCAGCGAGGGGACGGTAAGGGAACACAGACAGGGGGAAGAATGACGCTGAAGCTGGCGAGGTATGTAGGTCAGCCGTGCCCTTACTGCGGCGTGATTATGGAGGCGCCAACACACGCAGGGGACAAGTCACGACAAGCCAGTCGCGATCATGCTGTGGTGACAAAAGCAAACGGCGGCCGTCTCAACATGGCTAATCGCGTCGTTTGCTGCCGGGCCTGCAATATGGAGAAGGGGCGACGTCCTATCTGGGCTTGGTGGCACGACTTGCAGATTACAAACGATCCACGAGCCGAGCGCGTGGGCGCAGTTTGGTCCACGATGAGGACGGAATAATAAACCTGTAACGAAAAAAACCCCGCCGCCGATCCCAGCGGAGGGAGACCGGCGACGGGGCAACCCGACTAGAGCAGGGCGGGGGCGCGCTCTCTAGCGGGAAATCAATCGTCTTGGAGGAATACTAAGTAGACGGACCCCTCTTTGATCCTCGCTTAGATGCAGGAGGAACAAATCCAGCTTTATCAGCCTCATAGCCTATGATGACTAATTCACGGATGGCATGGGCTCGGGACGGAATTTGCGGTTGTTTCCGGCGCCAGTCGTCGACCGCGGCTATCCAGGGGTCGGAAACGCGGATCTGGAACGGTTTCAGTTCGTCATCGCTCATGCGGCAATAATCGCCGCTTGACGTTAAATGTTTCTTAGGGATTGTTCAGATTGCGGACATATCGCCGATGTCTGCGAGTACGCAGCGGGGGGGATTTCAATGCAGGACATCGTTGTCTGCGGCTGGTACACGCCGGACTATCAGCCTTGGGCGGATAAGCTCTTGAGCAACCTCAAGAGCCATGGACTTCCGCATGATGTCGTGAAAATTGAACAGCTTACGGGAAGCTGGGAACAGAAGACGAGAGCCAAAGCCGATCAGGTTCTTAAGGCCATGAATCGCCACCACGACAAGACGATCTTTTTTATCGACGTCGATTGCGAGGTGCGCAATCCGGGCAAGTTATTGGAATTGAAGTCCCGGCGATGTGATGTCGGATTTTACATCCGCACGCGCTTTCGGAGAGCTGGTGGCGTTAAGTGGGGCGTGCGGTCAGGGACACTGCTCATTCAGCCGACTGACAAAGCGCGCGCTTTCGTCGAAGCATGGCGCGATCTGAACGCCTCGGCCCCAGCCTATTCACATGATCAGGACACGCTGATGGTCGCGATGGGACGTGTGCCCGGATGCGCGTTCAGCGTGCTCGATCTTCGCTACTGCGCAACGCTTGGAGATGGCTTGAAAGACCCCTGGATATTGCATTCCTCCGCTTCGGAAAACACGCCCAAAGCCTCAAAGTGGAAGAAGTGGAAAAGCCAGCGCCGACCCCGACATGCTCACGACAGCGACATATAGAGTGACATATGTCGTCAAAAGCCGGGTTTCTGCGCATATCAACGCATTGCGCCGATCCTAAATTCTGGCAGATGCACCGTCACCGACGTATCCGCCATCACAATTTGTCCGAGAGCGAATCCGAACCAGACCGCGCCGATGAGTGCGATCCCTACTCTTATCCGCCGCCGTGCGCACTGAGAAAGATAGACTTCACGTCCTCCGGAGAGATCGTCCCCTTGAGCAGCAAGGCGAGCAATATGATCCCGACGATCCACTCCTTCAGGCTGCCGATTTCCTTTAAAACCCCCAACACCTCTAAGAGCAGGCTCGGGCGAATCTTGCTGAACTTTTTCTCCATCTCGCCAACTCTGCGGCTGAGGTCTAACTGCTCGTGGCGAATGATTGTGATCTGATCTTTGGCCGGCAGGGTTTCCCAGATCAGATCGATAGAGGACATATTCTAATTCCCCCGAAAGCTCTGCAAAGGTCATGGCCCGCTCTCACTTCTGGCGCTTTTTGATCGAACCGGTCGTGATTTTCGAAGGTCCCATGTCCTTGAGGGTATCGAGGGAAATCCTTAGACCATCGATCTCAGAGGCCATGCTATCGAGCTTTACCGACATCATCGTAAGCTGCTTCGACACGCCTTCGTCTTTTGCGGAGAACGTCGGGAAATGCGCATAGCCGAACCAGACGAGCGCGAGGAAAATCACGCAACCAACGGCAAACCATTTATGGGACGCTTCGTATGATGCTTTCAGCGTGCTCACGATGCCGTCGAAAACGATTTTCAGCCCAGAAAGCAGGGCAGCGGCAACAGACGCCCAAGTAAAACCTTCCATTCGAGTCTCCTATTTGCTGAGAACGGTGCGAACCCACTTTTGAAGACAGCGTGTCTTCGACGCTTCACGCCCGTAGGACCGGGTTACAGACGCATAGGACTGAACGAGATCATCCCCGGCCTTGAGCCTTGGAATGGCCGCCGGCGAGGTCATGCAGCGTTTGGCGGGTGGGACGAGTGAGGCGGTGTCGTAGGGAACCGAACCGCAGCCAGAAACGCCGCTGAGTACCAAAATGCACGGGATGAGTACCATTTTTCGCACAATAGAGAGTTTGAGTATCATTTCGTCAGCCCCCATCCGTCAGTTTGTTGAGAGCTTCGACCTGATCTTTATCAAGGATGCATTTGTTCAATGAGGGTGCCGTCTTCGCGAAGTCCGCGTCTCTCCGTACAGCCCGTTCCCATTCTTCCGCAGCCGCAACGGCATCTTCCGCTTGCAGGGTTTTGAGAGCCTTGTTCGTGGCATTGAGCTGAGCCTGAGCGGATGCAAGCTTGTAGGCGTTGCTTCCGTAACTATTTCCGTACACATATCCAGAGATAAAGCTGACCGAAACAGCCGCGATGCCGCCGACAACGGTTTGAAGAAGATTGAAGCCAAACATCATTCCTCCTTAGATGGCTGATAGCGGCCGGCTGCGTGGTCTTGCATCGTCCAATTGATGAGGACCTGCGCTGCAATGAACCCAACCACGCAGCCGGCCAACAGAAGCAGGAAAGCGTTGTCCTTGAAGAACATCGCGATCTGATGCAGTTGGCTCCCTTTGTCTTCAAAATCAGCCAGAGACAGGCTCGATCCGCCCGCAAAGAGTCCGGCTGCCCAATTACGCAAGCGAACGATCAGAGCGACCTTTCGACTTTGAGAGGCAAGGTCGTGCGCATTCAGAATGTCTGCCGATGACGGAGGAAGTACGAGCGAGTCCGACTGAACATCTTCGAGTGCAATGTCCTGCTCTTTAGGCTCAAGGCTTTCCGCAACCTGCGTATCCCGCGTCATCAAACATTTGAGAATCGCGATCGCACCCGATTGGCCTGAGACTGCGTTTCCGTCCCATTTTCCATCGGCGACGTACTTGCCTTTCGTGTACTGGTTCGTTCCCGACCAGAGGTATGGCGTGTTCACGCTCGGACGGTACTTAAGGTAGCCTAGTCCATTGTAGCGTTCGAGTTCGTAGCAAAGACGCGTCGGCGTCCAGTCTTTGATCTTATCGAGCCCGTCCATCGTCAGTGCGTCAATGGCACTCTCTTCCCACGTGAACGGAGGGTTGCCGTGCAGCGGACGCCCCTTGGGGACGTGCGTTGTCCTGCGAGAGAGCGGATCGCCGTTGTGCAGATGCGTGTTGAAGTTGAGGCCGCCCTCCATGGCGTGAATCATGCCGACAACAAACCATGGAACGGTCGTCGCCTTTTCGACTTCGACATATCGCGCTTTATTGGCGATGATGCGGGAGGCTGAAAGATCGGCGGCGCTCTTCCGGCTTGGAAGAATGACGCAACTCGCCCATAGGCTCTCGTATTTCGGCGCCAGGGCGTCGAAGCTCAAGTCCATAATATATTCCTTAGCTTTAAGACTTTTCTCTCGCGCCGATCGCTTCAACAGCACCGAGAACGATAAGCATCGCAAAAGCCCCAATGGCGCTTTTAACGAAGAACGGCTGCCACTCGACGGCATCAAAGAGCGTGACCATCATCCCAAGAATGGACGCCATCAGGACCATAAAGAAAGCTGCGAAGGCCAAGCTAATCAATCTGATCAAGGAAGCCTCCTAGAGTTTCGCGAACGTCCCCGGGATCTGGCAGTGGTATTTTTCCACGCGCCAATTCGGATGGCCCTTTTTCCAATCTGCGATCTGCATCTGCGCCCCGATCCCGATCTGACACTGCATCAAGGACACTTCTGCAAAGGTCAGGGAGAAATCCCGGCATTGGGCTCCCAAGCAGGCAACGACGATAATTTCAATCATTGCGTGGTTTCTTTCGCAAAACGCGCACGCGCCATAGCCAAAATCAGGACGTTTTTGCTTCTTCCCTGTCTCGAACATCTTTCGAAATCAGCGCAGCCTCTTGCTGCGTGATCTCTTTTCCGTTCTCAGGTGGCGTCGACTTCACGCAATGGCAGGCTCTTGGCTGGCCATCAGGTCCCTGAACCGCATACCACGCCATATCCTCAGGCTTTCGCATATAAACGCTCCCCATCTTCAGCCTCATAAGACTGCCAAGCCAGCCGCTCATCAATCTTCTGGACGATGCTCTCGTCCAGCCAGATTTCGCCGCCATTTGTCGACCTTCGCCAAGCATCCCTGTAGGTTCGGTCGGTCGGAATCTCAGACACGTCGACGATCTCGATGGCTGTTCCCAAATGACCGCAGTCACGCTCGGCAATGATCTCGATTGCTTCTCGACGTGAGCAGCCGCCCGTCACCATCATGCGGGCATAGCGATAGGCCGCCCCGGGCTTCACGCCTCTGGCCAGCATGCGGTTGAACTGGACGATCCAGAACCACCATTCCCGTCCATGCCAGGGGTGAAATGGATCGGACGCCCCCCGCATCAAATAGATGATGCCGCATTCAGCCGGGCAGGTGATCGCAACCCGACCGTTAGGCCGGGTGTCAAGAATCCGCTCCCGCGTCATTGATCGCCGTACCCCGCGAAATTCCACGTCGTCGGATCGGTCTTCGAGGGCGACGAGCTGCCGAGCGTGTAACAGAGGAATTCCACCGCGCCGGCCGCCTGCGTCCCGTCAAGCAGAAACGCCGCGCGGCCCTGGGTGGTATCCGGACCCATGACCGTTGCGAGACACGACCAGTTGGCGCTGGAAAAATCCGTGGCGATCGTGGCCGTCAGATCGCCTTGCCCGGTGTCGGTGATCGAGGTGTTGTTGTAGGACGCGGAGACAGATGGCGTTCCACCCGAGACGGCGGCCTTGAGCCACCACTTGGCCGCGCTCGGGTGAAACTGCTGCGTTGCCGGCGTTACCGCCGTATCGGTTGCCGTCGAGGTTTCTTGAACCGATTGACTTGCGGTCTTGACGGTGCCAGCACGCGAGGTTGAGGCGTTTTCCGCAACCCAGGCGGAATCGATAAACCTATAAAACAGATTCTCGTCCTGGACGAAAGCGAGCCACCCGCAATCGGTTGGCGGTGTGTGAGCCGTAAATCCGCCCTGCCCATCCGCCTCAAGGACATCCCCCGTGGCATACGTCGAAAACGACGACGAGACGATATAGAGCGTTCCGGGGTTTGGCGAACTTGGAGCCGCCGAGACGCGATCTGCAATCGGCAGAACCCTGCCGCTTGACACGGGACCGGGCTGCGTTTCACTGACGACGAGCCAGTTGGCCCCATCCGAAATCAGTTTGACGGCATGGCCGAACCTGACAAGAGAAAAGGCCGTAACCGACTTGTCGTTTCGGGCAATCGTTTCGCCGTTTGATGAAACGATCTTGACATAGTGTGACGCTCCGGTGTGGACGATCCGAAAGCCCTTCCCGTCGCCAATCGTTACGGCCGAGCCAAGCGTCACGGTAAAGTCTGAACTTGGCGTGCAGTTCAGCGTCTGCCCGATATTCGCCGTTCCAAGCGTCGTGTCTCCGGTAAGTTCGTTGACCGTTTCGATGGGAATGGCCACATTGGCTGAGATTGCCGTCGAACTTGCGCCCGGGATGTTGTCTTGCGTTTTGATCTCGACGCCGGTCTTGGTTTTCAGAATGATCTTGTAATCGTCCGTTCCGATGTAGGCGAACGGCATCAACCCACCGCTATCGGCGGTGATTGGGTTGGCGCTCGAAACGGTCAGGCTCGCATCGGTGAAGATACTCGCGTAGTCGTTATCTGCGCCCCCGGCGTTAAGAACGGCCAGGGTCGCTCCATCCGCGACGAGACCTTGATAGAAAATCCAGTCGCCGCTGAACTTGACGAGCGTTGAGTCCGCCATAACGACTCCTCAAATAAAAACGCCCGGAACCAAGGTCCGGGCGTTATGGGTGGATGAACGGTTAAGGTGGTTATCGAGTTGGTCTCGTCTTCGACGCCATCATGATCGGTATCGAAGGATGAAGGCCGGTATCGGCAGCTTTCCCCTTTGATGACTTCGCGTCCGCTGCCGCGTGCTTATGCGCCATTCGTTTCAGGATGGAGGATAAAAGAGCGATTTGACCCGGCATGTCTTCGGGGTTATCGTCTTCATCCTGATCATCGGGTGGTGCCGGCTTGGAAGGATTGCTCGCTTTGCTCTGGGCCAATTCCAAGTAATTGATGGGCTTCATATATTTTCTATCCTTCCGATGCCGATTTGAAGGTTATGGGTCATGGCGGGTAGTGACAGGACGCGACTCAAGAAGGCCATCCACCGGGCGGTTAAGCCGTGGATCGAAGCCTGGAGCCGTCTTCCGGACCATGAATTCATGGTCCAGTCCCTGCTAAAGGGTGCCGAGCATCGCCTGATGGAAAAGCGTGGCGAAATTTCCTCTCAATTCAGAGAGACTGCTCGTCGCAATTATGACTGGGTTGCATACCGTCAGGGCGAGGAATGCGCCGACCGGATTTCGGAACGAATTTACTCCGTCCCACTGCGATAAATCCGTGGCGGCAGTCTCGCCGGCGGATTGACCGGGGCAATGTCGTCAGCCCCGTTTTTCAAAGCCAGCCATTGATCCATGTACCGATCCGCCCGGCCTCGGACCAATCGCAACTGTTCCTGGAGCGCCGGAATGTCCTCGGCGTTGGCTGCCCGAAGCCGGTCCGTCAGAGCCTGGATTTCCTCATTTGATTTTTTGATGGCGTTCAACATATCGGGATAGCCAGGACGGTTCTGTCTTACGCCGCTCGATCCCGACGCTTTGGAATTCTCACCCCGAAGGACGGAACGGACGCTTTCCGGCACGTCCCTGCCCCACGGGCCAGCCTCGGGGAGTCTCCCGCCTCTTTCAAAGAACTGATTGGCAAGACCGATCTGCTCTTGCTTGGTCGGCATTCCCTGCCGTCCTTTTATGGGTTGCACATACGGATTGTTCTGCAGAAAATCGAGGACGGCGTTCCTCTCTTTCATGGGCGTGTAGGCGTCAATTTTGGGCACTGTCGGCCCGAGATCGGGGTTGGCCTCAGCATAGGCTGCATCGCGCCGGGCCGCTCCAGCAGCGTTTCTGGCTGCCACAGAGCGCGCCGCCCGATCACCTTCCGCAGCAAGGGCTGTCTCACCCGGAGAAGCCGCTATCTCTGCCACTCGGCTTGCTGGAAACAGGGCTCTCGGAGCTTTAAGCGCCATGCCGACTGCTTCCGCCACTGGGCCTGCTGGACCAAGGTTCGGAGGGCCATAGGCTAAGGTTATCTCGCCGGCTCTGTTCAGAGCATCAAGCGCCGCTCCGGGAAGTTCCTCGACCGGAGGAATCAGGACGTTGTTTCCGTATCTCAGGAGCGACCGGTCGAGTCGGTCCCTCGGATCAGGCTGGGCATAAGCGTCAGAATATCTTTGAATTTCGGAACGCGTATCACCCTCAACCCCGGTTGGAACAGATGGCCGTGTTGCGGCCTGCAATGCATTGAAGGTTTCGTCATCGACCGGAACGCCCTTGCGGGCAATCTCTAAATAGTTGGGTTGTATAGCTGGGGATGGTCCGGCCATATCTGTTCCCTTTTACGATTTTGTGCTAATTCTATCGAATGTTGAAGATCGATCCCAACGCCTGGAAAGCCCTCTGGTGTAATCAATATTTCTGGCGCGAAGTTCTAATTTTTGTCGTCACGACGATTATTCTGATCGCGCTCGGCTGGTGGCTGTCATGGGTTCACCAGACCCACCACTGGGGTTACCTCTGCGGGGTTATCGTCGTTCTCGTGATCTACTGCTGGCGGTATTGGGACTATCACCCGCCCGGAGACTGAGGCCGACCGTTGTAAAGTGCTGATCCTGTGCTTGTCGTGATCGGCGCAAGGTTGGGACGGATTGGCCGAACGATCTTCTGCACCGCTTGTTTTGCTGCTGCGGCACCGAACGCATCCTCAATCCCGAAGCCCTTCAAGGCAGCTCGTGCCGGGCCTCCAAGTCCGAAGGAGTCGACGATCTTCATCAGCCCGTCTTTGATGAATGAAGCGGCTGTATACCCTGATCCCGACGCGTTCGGGGGCTTATAGGCGACGGCGGAAATCGCCAGCTCGAACTCCCGCATCGAACGCATTTCGAGGGGAGAATAAAGCGCCTGCATCAATGAGCTTTGACCGTGGAAAGCGCGGTTCAAATTGCTCTGAATGGCCGTTGGCCCGTAGAGTTTCCCGCTCTTGTCGAGAACCAACCGACTCCAATAAGCCAAGCGGATATCGTCCCACGCTTGTTTTCCCGCGGCGGGATCGGCAAAGGTATCGAGTGCTTTTTTGATATTGGTGACCGCACCGACCGTTCCGCCGGTGATCCGCGTCGATCCTCCCGAACCGAGAATCGTATCGATCACAGCCTCGCCGCTGTCGGCCTTGCCATTGTCGAGGATCTTGCTGATGCGGTTGCCGGATGGGGTTAGTGTTCCATCCTTGGCGCGAGGTTGAAATAGTTCCCGGACGGATTTTGTAAATCCTCTGGCTTTGACGATCTGCATCGCCGCGGCCGGATCGCCGTCAAGTAAGGCTTTCGAGGCGGAATCCCCAATCCAATCGTTAAAGGCGTCATAGATTTTTCCGGCCTGATGCTTGTCGCTTCCGTCTTCGGCGCTGCCGACAAGTTTTCCGAGATGCCGCCGCATCTGATCGACGCTCTTGATCGGCTTTAACTGGACGCCGCCGGCTTCGACAGTCGGTGCGGTGCCTTCCGCGAATTCTCCGATCGCCTCGGCCATTTTCTGGCCAGTGGGTGTGAACGCCGTCTCGTCGGCAAGCGCCGAACTGATATGCGGCCGGAGGTTATTCAGGGCTTTTGGCGTGGCCGAGAGGTCCTTGACCTTATCATCCCACAGTAGCGATTCCTGCCTAGCAGCGTTCTGCCTTGCTCCCTGGATGGCATCCTGCACGGAATTACCCAGCGTCGCCGGTTGGATGTCATTGGGGTTGGCGCCGGGCTGTCGACCGGGGTTCAACTGCTCGCCAATGCCTTGCGACGGCGCGGACGGGATTGGAGGCGACGCACTCGTCCCGTCACTGCCCAGAGCCGAGCGCTTAATGGCGTCCTGCTGGCCTCTATCAAAGCCGAGCATGGTATCTTGCGCGCCTTGGCCATAGAGACGCCGGCGCATACCTTCCTCTTGCGTCAACAGGTAAGGATCTTTTGTGATCTGACCTCGCGTGGCGGGGATACCAAATCGGTCCAATCCGGCTTGTGTCGCGGCAGCGGCGGGGTCCCCTGTCGTCGCCATCGATTGGGCAAAAGCCTTGGCAAAGTCCGGGCTAATCTGCGTCGGATCAACTCCGGCTTCCTTGGCCGCGGCAATGCCCTTGGCCGTCAACTGTCCCGAGGACTTATCGATCAGGCCGGGGATGATCCAGAACCTCCGGAACATCGATCCGACGACGCTTGAGACAGGTTCTGCCGCGGCACCAAACGTCCCAACGACGCCAGCTTTCGGAATGTCGATGCCCTGTTCCGAGCCCTGAACCATATTGCCGACGTCGCCGGCAAGACTTGTGGCCCCATTGGCTATGAACTGCCCCGCAGCTCTTAAGCCCATGCCTGCGCCCTGCAGTACCTTCCCCGTAACCCCGCCAACGGCTAGATATGGCAACGATCCATATCCGGCTCGTGCGACGTCTTCGAGATCAAGGCCTGGCTTGTTCAGGTAGCCCTTCTGCTCTTTGCCGTCCGGGCCTTTGGTGACAAAGATATCGTAGCCGTTGGCGTCCTTCTCCCGGCGGATGAATTTGTCTCCGAGATTTTTCTGGACGATATCGGCCATAGCTTCGTCGCCTGCACCGAAGGTTGCAGCCGTTGCGGTTGGACCACGAAGTTCACCCCTGAACTGGTCGAATACGGTTCCGACATCCTTGAAACGGGGGTCTTGCTTGCCTTCGATATCCTGAACCCGGCGTCCAAGCCATGTCGGCGCATCGGGGGTCGCATTGGGATCGATGGTCGGAGATTCCGAGGGCGCGCCGATCTTATCAAGACCGGTGGCCTTAGCGAAATAATCGACGGGCTGGATAACGGGTGCTGCGTCAGACGTTCGGAGATTCCCGAAGTCGTCATAGCGATCACCGATGCCACCTTTTAATCCTGGCGACGCCGACGCTGAAGCCGACGTTTGTGACGCACCAATCTTGTCGAGACCCGTCGCAAGCGAGAAATAATCGGTCAAATTCCGAACTCCTGCTTGATCTGCCGCGTCACCGCACCCTGCAATTTCATTGGATCGACGTTGGGGTTGGACTCCTTGATCTGTTGTTCGACTTCTTTGGCTCGCTGATTGATGATCGCCGGCATGTCGTCGATTGAAATCCCGCTGTCCCAAGGTTTTCCGGTGAACCCGTGCGCCCGGAGATACCGCGCTCTGGCAATGGCGGAATGTGCAAAAGCGAGTTCACCCCGGAGCTTAGTGGCAAACTCGGTTGGGGAGTCCCCGTCTCCGATGCCGTTGCCGGCGTTGGGCTGATCCTTCAACTGCCGTTGCATTTCGTTTTCCGTAACCGCCGTACCTGACAGGTCTTTCAGAACCCGGTTGACGTTATGGAAGGTGGCCTGCCGGAACTGCGTATAAGCCGCGAGATCTGCCTGATCCTTGGGGGACAACGTTGTGAATTTCTCTGCCAGTGCCGAGGACCAGAACTTGAACCGATTTGGAATATTCAAAAACTTGGTGTCAAAAGCATCCTTCACCGCATCGAGCGTCGCAAGCTGTCCCGTCGCCGCGAGTTCTTCCTTGTCGTTCTGTGTCGTTGCGCCTTTGCTGAGTTCTCCTTGATTGGCCGCGTCTGTCAGAAGCTTTCCGGCATCGCCTTTACCAGAGAGAGCGAGAGCCAGTCCAAGTTGTTTTGCCTTTGCAGCGGTCATCTTCCCCAAAGGGGTGTCAATCAAAACAGGTTGAGCCGGAGCAGCCTTAGCGGCCGGCGCGGGGGTATCCCCGGCAAAAATGAGATTTCCGCCTTGTGGTCCGGCAGATGAGACGGGAGAAGCAATCGGCGCGCGCGCTGCGAGGTCGGTCGGGGCGAACCTTGGAAGTGTAGGCGATGGCGCCGCCAGAGTTGAGGACGGTGCAGGGACAGGGCCTGGAACGCTTTGCGTGTTTGACGCCAAAGTAACACCCGGCATTGTTGGAGCACCGTTGAAGCTCTGCGGCTGAACGGTCGGTGCCGTCTGGTCTGGTGCCGGAGTTGCACCCGTCGCATCGGGTTTCGTCGCATTCGTCACCATACCTGCGATGGCTTCGTTCAACGCATCTTTCTGACCGAGAGATTTCGTCTGGGCATTGAGATAGGGAATACGTGCAGCGCTTTCCTGGGCTTCCCGATCTGCGTTCGCCTGCTGGATTTTAAGCTGTGCCGATTGCAGGGCCGTCAAGGCAGCAGGCCGCGAATTGAAGTCTCGATACTTCCCTACAAGATCAGAGCCGAACGCGTTTTCAGCAACGTCCACAAGCGCATTCCATTTCTCCGGCGTATCGGCGCGCTGCGCGCCTTCCGTCAGGAAATCAATCGCCTTCGTTCGCCGGCCCGTATCCCAATTCGATATGTCCATTCCGGTCTTGATGTCGCCGCCGGCCATCGCGGTTTTTGCCGCATCGAGATAGTTGCCCGTGCTCGCGACTTGCCCGACCTGCTTCAGAAGATTCGTCTGGTCCTGGACCTGGCGATCCTGCATGCCCTGCCGGAATGCGTTGATCGGCGTCGGGCTCGAAAGATAGCCGGTGTCGACTTGAAGCGCGGGCAAGGCGCCTATTCCATTGAATCCCATGATCTCGTCCTATCTCGGCGTCGATGCGGGACTGATGGCCTTGGTCAGATCGTTGCCGTTCTGGCCGCTCAGGTAGCTCAGCCAGTTCGTGGCCCCCATCATGCCGCCGACCTGCGCATTCGATGCCCCGACCGTTCCTGATGCCGCGGCCGTCCCTTGTCCTGTCCGTGCATTGAGAATTGTGTCGCCGTAGTTCTGCGAGAGGTTCGCTCCAGCTCCGGCTGCATTGGCTCCCGTGTTGACGAGACCCGACGACAGGTTCTGCCAGTTGTAATAATCATTGAGCGTGTTGGCCGAGAGACGCTGTGCAAGATCGACTGTTGCCGAGCCTGAATTCCCGCTGCCATCGGCGGCATGAGCGCCGATCGTCTTCCGCACCGCTTCGTTGTTGACATCAGTCAAAAGCGCGGCGCTCGGGTTCGATTTGTACATCTCCAGGGCTTTGGCTTGTGCCTCTGGACCGTTCAAACCTTGAATGTCGTTGATGATCCCGAGGCTATCGGTTCCAGCACCGATGTAAGGTTTCAGATAGTTCTGACCTTGCTCGAAATAGGGCTGAGATTCGGTGATGCCCTGCGAAATGGCTTTCTGCTGTTGTTTCGCGGCGGCCTTGGCGGCATCGGACTGCATCTTGCCGCCCAGCAGTGACGCACCCGCTCCGATCGCGGCTGCAAGTAATGAACCAGCCATCGTCTAAAGATCCTTCTGCCAGGCTTCTTCAAGTTTCATGTATCCGCGCGCTTCGTAGAGGTTCGCCAATCTCTCGTTCGGGGCGATCATCTGAAACCGCACGCAATCTTTATCGTTCGCCCATCTCTCAGCGGCGCCCATCAGAGACACGCCAGACCCCCGGTGCTCAGGTTCGACCCACCAGAACAATTCTCCGGCAATCCATTCTCCGGACCAGGGGTGCACGTAGGCGGCACAACCGATCATGCCCGTGAGGATCCCCAGACGTTCTGAGACTGCGAGATATCCGTCCGGCTGTTCGATCAGGCGCAGCATGAGTTTTTCCAGCGCATGCCGGTTCTTGGCTAAGCGTCCGTTGTATGAGCTTTCCTCGATAAACCTCAGGCCCATATCAACGAGCCGTGGAACGTCGCCCGCCTTGGCAAAGCGCATGATGGTCCGAGGCCGCCGGTTCTCGACGGGTGCAAGAAAGCCCATAAGTTTTGCCTTGTTCAGTCAGAGGGAGAAGTCGAAGCGTCCGTCAGTGCGCCGCTCATCGTGAAATCACCGCCCGCGCCCTTGTTGGTCGTGACAGTCGATGCTGGACCAGTGACGTAAATTGTTGGTGGGCTTCCGGTCGGTAAAGACCCGTCAACACCTGGAAACGCCGGCCGCCCAGACGTTGAGCGGAATTTCGCGAGATTTGCCGCAACCGACACGTCAATATAGGTCGGCGCGAACCAATATTCGGCCAGATCACCCTTCAATGGTGATGATCCGGACCATCCCGGCGTCAATTTTCCTATTCGGAAAGGCGCATCCGTATAGTCAATGTCACGTGATGTTGAGCCGCTTACGGCTGGATTAAGGTCGTCAACCCCGTCGACATAGAGGCGGAGATTGCCGAAAGCATTGACATCCCAAGATGTGATAATATGGTGCCAGGTACTATCCGACAATATTTGTGTCGTATTCCTGAAGGAAAACAGCGTTACATCGTTAGAGGCGAGAAGATTTAAGCTTATTAGATTGGATGAGTTTCGAGTAAAGACGATCCTTGAACTGCCTGAAAACATAATTACAAAAGACTTTCCATCGTCAGCGGCGTTTGAAAACCTGATCCAGAACGAGAGCGTCCCAGTTCGACCATCTGCTATGCCGCTGAAATTCGACGAACGTTCTAGGTAGCTAGACCCATCGAAGGAGATGCCTTTCGCCCGATACCGCGAAGCGCCAGCAACAATTGGAAACGCTCCGGGTATCATGCGGGATTGTTCAAAACGGCTGTGATGTTAATGTGCGTCGAATCGTCGACGTCGTAATAGATGAAGGCCGTCTCACCTGAGACTATCGTGACCGGAAACGAAAGATCGGCCGTTTTCTTATAGTTCGTCCCGACGTCGATCGTTCGATCTCCGCCCGAAGCCGTGACCTTGAATTTTCCGGCCTGCATTTTGACGTTGGTCGGATTGCTTAGCGTTCGATTACCTGCAATCGACACCGAGAAGTTAAACCCCGCCGACATATCTACTGCGATGGTCGTGCCATCAGTCAATGCCACATAGGCCGTCGAATCCCAGACCGTTTCAGGCGTGAGCGCTTTAAAGCCGGCGGCATCTGTCCGATAGTCCGAAACCGTCGCTTCGGCGATATTAGACAGCGCTGCTGCGGTGCCGTTGGCCTTTGCCGACATCTCATCAAAAAACCGATGCCAGTTATCATTGGCTCGGCCCTGAGACGTGCTCAAGTTTTCGTTGATGTGCGGGACCCGAAGATCGTTATTGGCCATCTCGTTTCCTCATGTTGAGTTTAGATCGCCTTCGATCTTGGCCTGCATCAACCCCCTAACCGTTGGGCTTGAGCTTTCCAGCTCCCAAATCCTTCCCGAAACACCCGTCAAGCCCAGGGCGTCGAACGTCACCCGCGTCATACCCTTCCCGATCTTGCCGAGTGACCGGAACAACTGGTTGCTCCATGTCCTTCCCCCGTCGTCGGACCATCGGAGGCCAATTCTCGGATCGGATTTTTTCTCATCCGTGGAGTTAAGTCCAAAGCCGGTAAAGAGATCGAGATGCAGACGGTCGACGCAAATCTGATTTGGGAACGCATGCATCGGTGCGCAGCGAACTCGCCAGATGATTTCCTCTCCCGCTTCGGTAAAGGCCGCCTGGCTCATCTGATACAGAGCGTCGTCGTCTTTCGATCCGATGATGACCCGGTTGGCGAAGTTAACCGCGCCGTTCCCCTTCCAGCGCGTTCCGCCCTTGGAAAATCTCTCCGACCAGCACGCCTGTCCCGACGACTGACTAAGCGTCCGGTTGAAGGCCCAGGACCACTCGTCTGAACTCAGGACATAAAACCCCGTCCCGTTCTTGAAATAGGCCGTGGCGACGAGCGTCGACTTGTCCTGCGTTAGTCGGATTAGTTCTTCGAGGTAATCGGTCGAGATGCGTTCGAATCCATAGCCCGCCGCCGCATAGACGACGTTATCGTTTCCGACCCAGAACAGATCCTTATCAAGTTCGGCAATGGTATGTTTATGTTTTCCGAGGCATCCTTTTGGGATGACGACGCCGGTCCGGCGGGTGAACCCATCGCCATTATCGTACCAGACTTCGATACTCTCGGTTCCGAAAATCCAGAGTTCCTGCAGATGCGCTATGACCCGGACACCCCCATCCGGATTGCCTTCGGCTTCGGCAAAATCGAGCGCCGAGATGCTTGTGGAATCGTCGACAGCCGACCAGAAAAAGCGTCCGTCATCAATTCCGAAAATAATCTTGCGGTTGAGAAACGTGCACGAATTTGCCGCCGGCAGATCGGCATCGCTCAACGTCGTAACCGTGTCATTGGAGCAAATGAACTTGTTTCCATCGATGACGATGGCGATTTGAACCGTGGACGCTTCATTGCGCGCCATGATGGCGCGTGCGGTGCCTGCGATATTACCAACACCCGTGCGTTGACCATCGGCTCCAATCTTCGTGAAGACCGTCCCTAGCAGGGCGTACATCGTCGTATCGTCGAGAACGACCATGCCTCGATTGGCGGCGAACGTTCGTCCCGGCGAGAATACAGTGAAACCGTCTTCGACATAGATCGGAGCCGGAACCTTGCCCTTCTGCTTGGCTTCGACGATGGCGTTCCAGTGCCTCGGACCTGTATCCTGGCCATAACGTCCAGGCTCGGAGCCGAGCCCGAAATCGAGCGTCAGAGACTCACCCATACCGTGTCTCCGGGACAAACCTCAGAGTTTCCGGGCGGTCGCAGTCCTCCATTTCCTCGCGCAACGATTCAGAGCGTTGGATAATGCGGTCGATGTGGGGGCCGGCCCGGCCATAGCTATCGGCCAATCGCGCCGCCAAATTCATTCGCACCGTATCGAGGTGCTCCTGCGTGATGTCGATGTCATTGGCAAGATCGTCGATGTCTTCAAATCGCCTCTGATAGGTAACGCGGACCGTTTCCGTCGTGACTGAGGAAAGAACCGGCCAGGCATAAAGGTTGCTGCTGTCCCTCTGCGGCTCGAAATACCATTGCGTTGGAATGCCGGTCGTCGTCTTGTTGGGCAGGTCCATGTATTCCTGCTTGGTCAATTCGACCATTGGAATATCGATGCCGGTTGTTTGACGAAAGCGGCAATCGAGAACGCGATAGGGTCGTGGCGTCAGTGCGATCGCGGGTGTATTCGCAATGAGGCCAACGTAACCTTCGCTCGTCCGCCAGAGTGCCGGGTGTTTCTGCCAGGAATGCAGGAGAAGGTTGAGTTCGATGCGTCCTTTTTCCGCCGCCGTATCGCTCATCGACTGGCCTTCGGCGACGATGTTGATCTTCTCCAGAGCGTACTGGATAAGCTGGCGGGCGTTGATCGAGAAATCAGTGCTGCCGCTGGTTGCCATGAATTCAAAACCTTGTTGTGTCAGGCCGCATCTTCAAAAAGCGTGACAGATGTGGGGGCATCGACAGGTATCAGGGTTGCGTTCGAAGCCGCTGCAAGATCTATAAGGACTGCGCTTGCCGGTTGAGTGAGATCAATCAAGGTCGCCGAATCTGGAGACGAGATCGGAACTAACGTTGCAGAAGGCGGTGCATCGACCGGGCTCAGAACCCGCGTCCGGAGCAACCGGACCGTCATGCCATGGATCAGAACGCTCGCACGTTCGACCAGAATGGCATACGTCCGGGCGATCCGGATGGCATAGCCAGAGATCGCCACATTGGCTGGCAGAACGGTCAGTGCCGCGCGTTGGGCTCTGAGAAAGACAGTCTGACCCGCAACAGAAATGCCTGCAACAAGCGCATGCAGCATTCTATTAAGGTTCAGCGTAACGGAAACACCTGCAATCGCAACGTTGCTGGCTGAAACGTAGAGATAGCGGGTTGCGCGAAGGACTAAGCTTTGTCCGGCGATCTCCACATCAGCCGCATTGATCGTTATGCGACGGTCGAGAGCGAGATCAGCGCTTTGCGCTCCAATTGTAACGTCCGCAGCAGAAACCGCCATCCTACGGTCTGCCACGAGCGCCACGGACTGACCGGAGATCGCGACATTTGCCGGGATAACAACGAGAGAATTGTCTTCCCGAACGACAACACCACCAATCGGTGCTCCAATGAAGTTACCGATCATGGCTGTGTCCTATGCTTCGCTGCTACGTGCGCGAACGGTTCCAATCTGCCAATTAGGATTGGTAAAGAACTTCGACCGTGTAGGCTTCGAGCGTCAGTGTTTCGCCGCCGTTTGCGAGTTGGCCCGTGATATTGATATAGCTATCCGCCGACGTATCTACTGTGCCAGAGATTAGCCCAAGGCTCGTTGTGCCCCATCCTCCGGTACCCGCAGACAATCCTCCGACTTGTGACGACACAGAGTTCCGGTTGTGAAATTCCGTCTGATATTTTGATGTCGCCGACGTGGTCGTCGATACCGAGGTGTACGTGTTACCGGTAACGCCAGAAGACGCAGCATGTCTCACTTTCATGGACTTGTTATTGGCGCTGCTGGTTCCAGTCCAAAGTGTCGTAATGCGCACCATTCCGTTGGCGCCAAGATAACCGCCGGGGATTTTAACATTGACCAGCGCCGTCTCCGACGTGTCTCCGGTATGACTCCACCCGGCCGCGTCGTGGGCGAGCACCTTCCACATGTTTGTATCGGGCGGCGGCAACGACAGCAGAGGAGCAATACGACCGTAGGTCAACCCGACATAAGCAATATCGAAGTCGAGATTGTAGCTGTCCACGCCAGTGAGTTGCAGCCGAATGCTCGTTCCTGAAGATATTACAGGTGTAATCACCGACGCAATAACCCATTCGTCAATGGCTCCTGGGATGTCGAGTGCATTGTAGGCTATGGCTGTTCCGACGCCATCGTAAAGGCTACCCGTCAGAGCATCTCCACGATTACGGATCATTAGGACGATGGAATAGACACCATCGAACGGCAGATCGATCGAACTGAAATTGATGCCACGGTTCGCAGATGTCACGAACCTTGCGAATTTGCCGTAGACACCCGCGCCAGTTTCGACGGTCTTGGTAAGATCGACTGTGGAATTATAGGTTATGTCACGCAGGCCGTAACGAAGGTCGCCGTTTTTAAAAAGGTTCGAAGACGAGACGGGATACCGGGAGCCGTTTCTGTCGCCCCAGGAGAAGTCAAGAACCTGCTGCGATCCCACGTCAGCAACGGCTGTGTCGAAGTATTTCGGAGTACTGTGTGCGACGACGCCGCCGCGGAAGTTGATTACCAAACCTTTCAGATCGACCGGCGTTCCGATCAAGGCGCTATCCATATACCCGCCGTAGATGTTGATGCCCGCGCCTGCATCCACCTGCTCGTCAATGTAGAACATTGCGACGCCGTAGTAGCTCAAATCACAGTTCATAAAATGCACGCCACGAGGGCCGCGCGATCCGTAAACCGATATGAGGTAATCAGGTGCCGTCACGGTCATATTTGCGCGCGCCGTTCCGATGCGGCAGGCATCAAAATAAGTCGCGTTTAAGTCCAGCGAGTCGCCTGCTGTGGGGCCTGTGTACATCCCCAGACATCTGAATTCGCAATTATCGAACTTGAGCCACAGGTTTATGTCGAACGTCGTCTCGGGGAGGTTCAGCTTCGAGAAGTTTAGCGGCAGCGTCGTCGCCCGAAGATCAACAAACCGGCAGCACCATGCGCCCTCGATGTTGAAATCAGGATAGTTCTCACCGAATATTTCTAATCCGCGTAGCGTCAGGTTCTTAACATCGTCGAGCAGGAATGCAGTTTCTCCCGCTGCGACGGACGTGGTGATCTTCGCTCCATAAGCGCTAATCTCAAGATTGCGCATACCTTGATTGTTCGCGTCGTTCTTATGGAGTAGCTGGATCGTGTCGGTGACGACGTAATCACCGAAGGGCAGAACGGCCCGCCCGGACACAAGGGCCGCGAACGCATCGTTGATCGAGGCGGTATCATCAGTCCCGTAGACGAATCTCCCCGATGATGACACCGTTGTTGACGCGGCGTCCGTCAGTTCTATAGATGTTCCGGAATTGATGCTGGCAATCGTCGTCACCAGCAGCGCACCGGCTGTCCCGGCTCCGGTAACGAGGATAGCCTTCCCAACGTCGGCTGATGAAAATGACGAACTTGCAGAGGTCAGCGTGTTGTCGCCTGAGGTAATGGCGCCATCCGTCTTTGTGATGCCGTCGCCCTTCGCACCCCAGTCCTTGAGGTTGACCGCTCCATCATAGGATTGAACTTTAGACCCTATGTCTGAAGCATCAAGAACAGCATTCCCGTCCTGCGTAATTGTTCCTGGCACCGTGAGATTATTGGATGCGTCGAGATAGAGCTGTTTTGCAGCCGGGATGTCGTTGGTCAGATGCTTTGTGCCGGCAGACCAATCTACGGCTGCCCCACTGTTGGAACTCGCGAGAACCGTGTCGCGAACGAGTGTCGCGGCATCAGACATATGACCTGTGCCACGTTCCCACTCGCCCGGAACATCGTCGTTCCACCCGAAGTAATCGAACACGTCTGTCGTCGACCCCGTGCCGAACGCATCGGAATCTGAAAAATTCCGAATGACGCCAGACACAGTCATGTTTCCCGTCCCCGTCGTCGCAGAGATGACGTGGATCAGATCTTTAGGAGCTGGCATGGCTTAGGACTTCACTGCTCCGGTTTTCCCGTTGAGCCCACGGCAAAGGAAGGCCATCTGCGCCTTGATGTCTTTCAAGGGTGCCTCAATGCCGGAAATCTGCGTGTCGAGATCGGCGACGGCCTTGAGATAAGCGGCCTTCGCCGCATCGCGCTTCTGGCGCAGAGGTGCCGATTGTGCGCGGATTGAATCGCGCCGCTTCTTAAGGGCCTGGAACTGCGCCCGCTGTGTGTCTTCAAATCTCATAATGGCACCGTGTTGGTCAGCACGCCTGACGTTGGATTGAAATCGAGGGTCAGAGATTCTGTGTCTGCCAAAGTCGAAGCCGACCCATAATCCAGGAATCCGACCAAAGCCCCAGATGCGGAGGAATTCTGAATGACCGCATACCGGAACGGCCCGACGCTGGCTCCGGACGCCGTAATCACCTCGTCGTCGATCGTCACCGTTGAGACGTTGGACGCTTGTGTGAGCGTCACGCCGTCAAGCGTGTAACCGCCTAACGAATATCCGCCCACCGCAGCGATCTCGGTGATGTCTGATATGTTCGCGTTTGCTGTCTTATCGGGTGCTGAGTTTGTCAACGCGACCTTGAAAGTATCGGAACTGAAATCATGGACGCCTTTCCACGATTGCTCAGAGAAATCATAGAATGGCGTGAACGTCGCTGTAGGCATCGCTCGCGGTCCTCGTTGGACGAATTATAGGAAGACTTAAAGGGACTCCGGCGTAACATCGCCGACATCCAGAAACACGTCGGGCGACTCAGGGCTATTCATTGCGACG